GGTTACGATGTAATCAAATACCAAAAGAAAATTAAAGATCTAGTAGAACGCTACAATGCCAAGACCATACTAGACTATGGCTGTGGCAAAGGTGTGCAATACACAGAAAAGTTGCCGTATGGTGGTGGTCCAGGAGTTGAACTACCTGAGGATAAGTGGCAAACGTTTGATGAATACTTGGGAGTAACAGTGTTCAAGTATGATCCGTGTGTGCCTGGTTTCAAGCGCAAGCCGGCCAAAAACAGAAAGTTTGACGGAGTGATTTGCACCCAAGTATTGAATAGCATACCCGATGCAGACATGCCCTGGGTGCGTGGTTTGCTGGAACAACATGCAACAAAATTTTGTTTTATTGGGTTGAACTTTCAACGTGAAGCCAAAGATAAAAAAATCATGTACAATGCCGAGTATTTTCAACTGCCCAGAACTAGAGAATTTTTCCGTAGTCATTTTGACAACTGGAGTGGCAGTGATTTGTTTTGGTGGTGGAAAGATCGTCCGCATTATTCTGGCTGGATAGATGATCAACTTAATGGCACTTGGAAGGACGTTCCAGATACCTTTGAAGGTAAGTATCAATATGTTGAGGTAAATCATAGATGACCATAATAAATCCTGCTTATCAAGCACAGTTAGCGACCATGCACAGTCAAGGACAATTCATGCGCGGTAGCAAACTGTTGCAATCTGTTGTGCCTTTTTTCTCTCAATATCAACCCTCGAGTGTGTTGGATTACGGCTGCGGCCATGGTGGATTGATGACAGCAATCAAAGAAGCCTATCCCAACATAGCAGTGGATGGATACGATCCTGGCAATCCTGCTTTCAATCGCATGCCCAAACGGTCATTTGATGCTGTGATCAGTGCAGATGTGTTTGAACACATTGAACCACAATACTTGAATCTCACACTGCAATTGATTGACAGCAAAATACAGCGGTGTGGATGGTTTAGAATTGCTTGTTATCCAGCAAAGAAAACTTTGCCCGATGGACGTAACGCACACCTTGTGGTAGAGTCACCAGACTGGTGGCGCAATAAAATACTTTCTAACATGCGGCTGTCAATAGCACACGAAGATATTTCAGTAGTAGACAAACGACACAAATGGCCCAATGTGTTTGGTCAAAACTACGACGTGGTTGTGGTCAAATAAGGCAAAAACTTTTGATAAATTCGTCCAGCCCGCCCATCTGCATCACTCCAATGCGCGGCTGCTAGATCATTTATCCATTGTGACCTATCAAACATTTGCGGCGTTTCAATCATGGCCAAATCTTTGTTGGCCACTGCCCAACTCACACAACTTTCGTCGTCAGCAAAAATTGGCACGTTGGCCATTGCTGCTGCCACACTAGCTGAACTGTTGAAAAACACAGCGGCATGAGCCGTTTGCAAATTGTCCAGCAGTGACGATTGTGCAGGATCTACCACAGTGACATTTGATAATGATCGAAACTTATCAAAGTCTTGTAATTTGTATGCACCTGGATGTGGTCTGACCATGATGTGTCTTTTAGAATACTGTCTGACCTGTTGAATCTTGGTCTCCAGCCACAGCAAAGGGTCTAGGGTTTTCATAGCAAAACCGCCATCACGTTGCATACAAATCAAAACATGTCCATCAGGTCTAACAACTGGCTGTTCGTTCAATGTGATACCAAGCCTTGTGCTTATTTCCATCCATTTGGTGTTGTTACTGTTGTGATTGGCATATTCTGCACGATCATAAAATGGACCACCGAGACTGTAGCGCAAGTAGGTGCCGTAATCATCTAGATATTTCCAGCAACTGGCATCGATGCACATAGTATGCAATTTGCGGCGCTGTTGTTCAGCAATGATTTGTTTTCTCAAAGTAATGTTTCTACCACCGGTATTGGTTGTGGCCCAACCTAACATCACTGCCAATCTACTGGGTGTGTATTTGAAATCATATTCTACTATTACCCTGCCACCCTGATGCTTGACGCCAGCAGCAAAACTTTCTAAACATTCAATTTTCCTAGAATGTTTTTGATAGTTAGCAACAGAACTAATGTATACTACTGCATCAATGATCATTGAGGATCCGCCAGGCAGTGCCGTTACGCATTTCTACTTCAGTAAATTGACAGTAGGCAATGTGCCTTGCCCAGGCATCAACTTCATCAAGTGTGGGAATTTTTGGTGCTTCAATTTCTGCTAGTGATTGGCTGCATAATGCAGCCGCGGCGTTGGGTCCTAGTGTGATGGCTGGCTTGCCTAATAACAATGCTTCTCCGGCCGCAATGCTGGAAAATGTCACCAGGCAATGCACATCTTGTGCCAGAGCCATTTCCATGGTATCGTCATTTACCCTAGTTGATCGTCCTTGTTTGAGGCGCACTACAATGGGTCGATCTGTGTGTTTTTGTATTTCATCCTGTGTTTGCTGCAACCACTCTTCGAGATTGATATCATACAAGTTCAATAGTTTTTGACTAGGCGGTGCCAACAAAATGTTGGTGCCCGGTGTAAACTTTGTGAGTTTGACTCCAGTGCGGTCCAGTCTATCTCTTGGCCTATCTATTATCGGCCCAAAGTTTTGTACATCATTTTTGGTAATTCTGTGATACAGTTTGCGTTTGCCATTGCCAAAGTATCCTGTGTCCATGTAATAAAAATCTCTACCAGCAGCGCGACATCCTTCCATTTGTTTGCGTTTGGTTATACCGCGCAACACAGCCGGAGTCATAACATTTTGCTCTTTCTCCCAAGTTGAAATTTGCCCGCCGGCACCTTGAACAAAACTTTGCAATAGAGGATCGTACATGTGACCTTTTCTTTCGTATCTGTATTCACTGTCCAGTGCCACAATTTGATTGACTGGTATTGCAGCCAATTGTTGCTGTAGACTCTCTAATGTAATACTGTAATATGTTCCTGCTGGGTCCACGCGATATTTCAATATGTTACGAAACAGTTCTCGAATCTCTGGGACTACCTGGTCCAACACATGCGGATCAGGCGGCGCCGACGGCGAGGGTGGAATATATGTTGATTCATCTTCAAGTTCCCAATCTGTCATTCTGGCAACCTTTGCTGGCAATATTCAGTGAGCATGCGTTCTCTGTGCCACTCGTTACCTTGTGGCGTGTCAGCAAACTCATGAAAGCATGGAGTGCCCAAGGTATAGTGCAAGAGCTTGGCATCGGGGTTTGGCCCGTATTCATCGGGCAACCAATTCCATTCAGGTGGCAGTTCACCGATACGAGCATCGTCCAACCATGTAAAGCGATGTAATTCAGCCCCAGTGGATTTTTGCACAAACTCCGGAGTAAGACGTCTATTAGGATGGCTGTTGCAATTCCATAAGATCACACTTGACCAGTTCTTGCGTGGATAGTCTTCGTTCTTTGCACCAAGGTACTTTTCAGTCATGCGTGTTTTGTAGTCGTGCTTGACCACCATGACATCTTTGTTGTATTGTTTTGAGTTCCAAAGCTCTACAATATCGCCGCGCACAATCATATCACCGTCAATGAATATCGCCCAGCCGTCGTACTGCATCAAATAAGGCACAAGAAATCGTGTGTAGATAAAATGATTGCTGCCATCTGTGTGCGTTTCACTGTATTCTTTGAACAAGTTCAACGCCACAGGCACAATGGCCACAGGTTGACTGCTATTGCGGATAATTGAATTTACGCAGGTATGATATGCAATCGCTTCTCTTGGATCATATCCTACAAATATAGGAATTGGTTTCATTGGCGCTCGATATCTTCTTCCACACAGTTTTCACCAAATTGTATTTCGATAAGTCGGAGTGGTTGATCTGTTTCATTGCACAATTGATGCCATTCGTTCCGATTGATCCAACATGATTCATGTATGGTCATATGGTCTTTGATATCTCTGTCAGTGCTGGAATCTAGTGTGTACACTGTGGCTTCGCCTTCGGCCACAAACCAAAACTCTGCTCGCTTGCCATGCCTTTGCATGCTAAGGCAAGTTTTAGGTGCCACTGTGAGTTCTTTAAGTTTGGTGCCTGCCCCAACTTCGTGTAACACACGATAGTATCCCCATGCACGTTCAGTCTTGGGCTTTTTCCAATCTTCAAGAATCCAAGAACTTGAATTCTTTTTATCTTCGCCGCCTACACCAAACACAAATTCCACATCGTCAAACACCATTTCGGGTATGTTGTCCCGGGTTCTGTCGCCACCATTGGCAAACACAATTTGTGCGTCAGGACATCGTAGTTTAACAACTTGAATAGCATCGCAACTCGATCCATCATCGTCGTTATATACTATCACTTCGTCAACCATCTTAAGAGAACTTACCAATGCAAAACGTTCTTGGAAAGGCATGAATGGTCGGCCTTTTTTACGAGCCAACCAAGCATCAGAATTGAGACCTACAACCAATAGGTCTCCAAGTTTTTTTGCTGCATTGAAGTAGGCAATGTGCCCAGAATGAACGGGATCAAACCCGCCTGTGACAAGTACAATTTTCATGCAGGTATTTACACCTGGATGTCTTCCATACCAGCAGTTCTTAGGCGTACCACGTGACCCATTTGCCACTGTTTGGTGTCCAAGCCCTTCATAATGCCCAGCCAACGATTGCGTAGGTATGCTACTTCGTTGATTATGGTTTCATAATCAATCACTTCATCTTCGCCATCCACATACTTTTCAGCATCACGTGATGTGAGCGCACGAGCATAACCTTCTAGATACTTTTGGAAATGCTTTCTGCGAATCTTGCGCAGTTGGATGTTGAGATAGTTTAGCACTGCTTCAATTTCTTGCAGTTGATTGTATCTAAACTCGGTGATGCCCGGTAGTGCTGTGATATTTTTTTCTACAAGTCCACCGATGCGACAATCTTTTTTGGCATCTTCAAGCTCACGTTCATAGTGCGCTATAAAGTCTGGAATAGCACCAAGACTAGCAACAACACGACTGTACCACATGTTTATCTTTCAATCAAATTCATTGTTCAAGCCAACTTACTAGGGTTTCTGGAAATGCCAAAGTTGACAAAGATCTGCGACTACTAAATTCTTTCACGTAGGTTTTAAAATTATACACTTGTTGATTGCTAGGATCAATCTCTAATGCCTGCAAAACAAAGTCTGGAACACCAATAAGTTCAGATCGCAGTAAATGTTTGGTAGCATTGTCTAACACGCTTACGGATAAAAAATCTGGATCGTTACACAGCTGGAAATTTATTGGAACATCTTGTGCCCAATCTACAAACTTCATCAGCCCCGGTGCAGTAAGATTGGTTACTGTGGCATTAAACTTATACGATATGCCACGAATTTTTAGTTGATCTAAATTATTATTGAATCGTTGCCATGTATTACCATAGCGAACAAATTCATAAGCAGACTCAATGTTTTCAGCACTGATCATTACCGTAACATTGTTGGTTAACTTTTGCAGTTCTCGTGCAAACCGCTGTTCATCAACTCCCAATCCTGACCAAATAGTTACAGTTACATGACTGGGTATAGACCCTACCAATCGAGATAGATCCAAAAATAAAAATGGTTCTCCTCCTGTAATAACAATTTCTCGTAACGTGGAAGATTGAGACAAAGCAATCACTTCATCTACAATTGTTTGATACAATCCAGTTGATGTTATTTGTTTCTGACTGACATTTGCTAGTGTTTTGTCCAAGGCGCTGATTGAAAATCTATCATCAGCAGTATCGATTGGATAGGTTCCATTGGCTATGTCTCTTGTCCAGGCACTGCTGTAAAATTTACAACAGTACACACAGGTCATGTTACAGTCAGAACCCACAACAATGTTTAAAACTTCTGGGCTGGCAACTGTCTCTAAATGAGTTCGATGTTGCGTTCCCATGCTTAGACGCCTGCTGGGTTTGTCTTGGCCCTCTGGAATCCAACAGGACGCACTGCAACTGTTTACCAAACGATTATCAATCATTGACTGACGTTCGTCGATCAGTTCAGGCGTATTGAACAAATTGCCAGGATGATTTTTTAGCCAATTTACATTTATCCGTTGCGGCGTGGCAGCGCAACAACTAAAAGTTTGAAATTTTCCTAAATCAACATTTAACCACCAGAACTTTTGACTACAATAGTAATCTAGTGGTTTAGGTTCAGACATTAATTTTCCCAATCGTCTTCGTTATAATCCTCTTCTTCAGGATCTTCTTCGTCTTCCAAGTAGTCTTTGTCGTTGTCAAGATATGCTGTGAGTGCTCGTTTGATATCTGAGTCGCCTTTGAAAGCGTCACGAATATCATCAACTTCCGAATCATTGTCCATCAAAATTTGAACCACAGTTTCTGCGGCCTCGGCGCGATCCACTGTGTTTACAAAACGCTTGAGTTCGCCCCAAATTTCACTTGCGATTGTTTCGCTCATTCTGCTTCCTCCTCAACCGTACTTACCTCTTCCTTGCGTTTTCCAAACTCAGCCATCACAACATCCAAGCAACCATCTTCATTGGCTTCCCAGCCCTTGCGGAAGTACTTGATGATTTCGCCATCCAAGGTAGTGTAAGCAAGACGATTGCCATCCTTCTTGAGGAAGCCTTTTTTCTCAGCCAAGTCAACCAAGCCCGAGTAAGGATTCATACCTGTTTCATAAGGAATCTTAACTTGTACACCTTCAAAGGGTTTGGCATAGCGAGTTTTCATGACCTTGCAGGCTGAACGAATACCCATCACATCAGTTACTTTGTTGCCGTCCTCGTCTTCTTTGAGTTTGAGCTTCTTCATGGCCACAACAATTGATGAGGCGTAAATGAAACCTTGACCGCCGCTGATCTTATCATCTGGGTCAAACATATCCTGTGATGCGTATGTGTGATTGGTACAAACCAGGCCCACATTGTATGAACCAAACATGTTCACACAGTTACGCACCAAGGCGGTGAGAGCTTTGGGTTTACGTCCTAGATCACCCTTCATTTCGCCTGCATCAAACTGGTTTACATCAGTGGGCGTCAACAACATGCCCAGCGAGTCAATCACAAACATGACTTTGGGACGCTCGCCGTCGGGCAATGCCTTGTAATCACTCATGAATGTGGAAATAGTTTTTGCCACGTCATCAATCATGGCCATTGACAGTTTGAGCAGTTTGCTTTCGTTGGTGTCAACACCAAGTGCTTTGAGCCAGTCCTCATCCAAGGCGTTCTCTGTGTCAATCAGCACTACAAAGATGCCTTGCTCTTGTGCATTCTTAATAATGTTGCCTGAGCAGATATAACTCTTACCTGCACCTGACTCGCCAGCAAATACAGTAACTTTGCCCAGTGGAATGCCACGGTTAAAGTCTCCGCTAATCAAATAGTTCAAGGCATAGTTGCCTGTACTAATCCAGTCTGTTGGATCGTTGAAGCCAATACTCAATCCATCGATTGATTTGGTAATTTCCTTGCGGAACTTGCTTACGTCAAATGGTTTGCCCATGATTTTTCCTTTTTTAAATTAAGTTGTATAAATGTTGAAAAATTGCTTTACTATCTAACCCTCTTCTTTTATCCAGCATCTGCAAATTTTCTATTGCACCTACTAGGTTTTTTTCAAAAGGTTGATTCAAATAGTTTAACAAATTTTTGTAGCTTTGCTCTAAGAGATACTTTGGTTGTTGATTTATTTTTTCTTCAAGTATATGTTTGACTGAGTTTAACACATGATCAGGCAAATGTCTAATATTTAGGTACAGTGGATCAAGTAAGGCACCAATTATAAAACTGTTATTGTGAAATCCCAATGATTTTAGATATTTTACACAATCAAAAATACTTTGATAATTTAGCAAGAAATGTAACATGTTAAAAGATATCTTATGATTTAAGTTTTTAATTACTTTAAGATTGTCTTGAAAATCTGTCCACATACTACCATATCTAATATATTCAAATTCTTGTTCTATAGTTTCGATGCTTACTGTCCAGTGAACATTTTCAAATCCACATACCAAATCAAATACTTGTGTATTAACTTTGCTTAGATTAGTATTGATACGCAGATTCACTTTGGGGTTAACTTTTTGCAACAGCAATAATAGTTCTAAATTTTCTTTCATAAGCAGTGGTTCGCCACCTGCTAGATATACATGTTTGAGTTGTGCGGCTTTGTCAAACACATATTGTTTGAACTGGTCAACCTGTTGTTGTGTTGGACCATGTTCAACAACTTTCAATTCGTTTGCCCATTTGCTGCTGAATTGAGGACTGCAATACACACAAGCAAAATTACACAGATTGGTCCATCTCACATCTATAGCTTGTAAATTAAAATTACCTTGAGTGCATGTATCAACAACAGTATCTTTTAATTCTCTAATGTAAAATACTCTATCGCTAATTATACCAAATCCTTTATTACCTTGCTCTAGGTCATAACAAGTATGACAAGTTGGCACAGGAGTTTGATTCAGAATTTGACTTTGTCTCAGTTGATTGTTATCAAGTAAAATTTCCTGTATTGGTTGTTGTTTAATATTTCCAAGTGTATCGGCACTTCTGATACAGTTTTTTACCTCGCCATCAAAGTTATACATCATGCCTGACCAAGGCATAGGACAAAAGTATGGATTGGTTAGGATGTCTTTTGGAGTCATGTATACGCTGGACCTAAAGAAATATCAGGAATGACCAAATTGTTAGATTGTGCCATATTCAACGTTTGTATCAGCACAGCAGCCCAATTGTTTACATCGGCCGCTGGTGGTACAGTTTTATCTTCACTGGTAGCAATGTTGCCTGGGCGTACAATTGTGAATCTTATGCCTGGTCTGGTATGCCTCAATTGTTGCACAGCATGTTCTAAAGTAACTTTTTGCACTCGATATTCAGTCATGCCAATGCCCGGTAAAACACTGACTGGATCTTGTGTCATCATGGTACTGATAACTATGATGTGTTTTTGAGATCGAGTCCATCTTTTGCTCATTTCAAACAGTAACTCTGTTTGAGCAAAACCAGCTTGAGCATTGTTCACAAAAATGTCGCACGGTTCGATAAGATCACAAATTTTTAAAATATTTCGGATATTATAGCCGTCTCGACGACTGATCCCCACAATCTCATGACCATGACTACTGTATTGACTGGCCAGTGCTTGCCCAATACCTGCTGTGTGTCCCGTGATTGCTATTTTCATTTCCATGTGTCCTTGTAGTAATCCCACAGTTTGATATCTCGCAACTTATCTTGCTTGTAAGTAAACAACTGTAGTTCAACTGTGTTATCTTCATCTTGTGCCACAATGGTTTTTAGTTCATCTGGAACATCAGCAGTTCTTGTAAAATGATTGCTGTATTTCACACTCAACACACTGGGCTGTTCTAACAGTGCATAACTGTGATCGATATCGTGTTGTTTGACATAGGATTGAATTTGCTTGAGGTTGCCTATGTTGAGAGCAGACACTGTGGTCCAGGTATTTAATTCATGCAAGTTCATACCTTTGTACGCCAAAAGATTGCGTTCAACAGCAGACCACTTGATAGGCCAACGCACATAGTCATGCACAGATCCAATGCCATCCAAACTCACTGTCACAGTTACTTTGACTCCACGATCGATCAACTTGGTCAGCGATGTTAATACTCGACTGCCATTGGTGTTCAATCGCAAGTTTTTTACATTTGGTGGCAAATTTTCCAGCAACTTAACATAGTTTAGACTGGCACTGGGTTCGCCACCATTAATGTCTATTTTGATAATGCGATCTAGTGGCAGTAGATCGAGTTTGTTGCTGTTATCAATTTTTATGTAATCTCTGGTTGTCAGGCTACCTATTTTGGTAGACAAATTTTCGTTACAAGTTTGGCATGCACTATTGCAAATATTGTCTAGTACTCCGCCCAATACCAGATAATCGCACATGATACTGACATTATGATCGTGTTCATCTAGAAAATACTGACGGACACTTTTGTTGCCGTTAAGTTCAGAGTCCTGGCATCTTACACATTCGTTTGGCCATTGACCTTGTGCCATTGTAGTTTGAATTGTATCTAGCCACAGGCTTGAATTCATTTCGTCTAATGTGTTGAACTGTGGGAAATTGACCATGTGACCACATCGACTCACAGTTCCATTGGGGTTGAATCTTACAAAATGGTCAAGTCTCGGGCAATACATATTTTATTACGTTCTGATAATTGGTTTGATAGTAATTTAATAATTCTTGCCAGGTTAGACTTTGTCCTGCTAAATCTAGCAAAATTTGGTCTAAGTATAACCAAAATTCTAAATCAGGATCATCTGCTAGTAATTTTTTTACAAAATCCTGATTGTAACGAACTATTTGTGTTAAATCATGAAAATCAGTTACACTGCTAAAATCTTGAAAATTTCTAAATCTTATCTTGGCATTTGGCCTTAGATACTGACTGAGATTTGCTATCCAATGAAACTGCGGAAGATAGTGTGAATTTAGAAATTTATATCGTTTGGCAAACCAGAATGCAGTGTCTGAATCAAGTTCAGGATGATCTCTTTTGAGATGTTGTAAATAGGTATTTACTCCGCCAACATAGCGAATTTTTGGCTTGCGTATGTAAACATCTACATAATCAAGAGTTTGAATTTGTTCATTGACAAACACAGCCAGATTGTCCTGCTGTTGTTGTAGTCGTAAACTGCTGCTTCCGTTGCGTTGAATCAAATAAATCCATTGATTGTGAAGTGGTAAATGAACCACTTCACAATTTTTAGGAAACAGCTCATGATCAAGAGCTGTTAGCATTACTGCTTGTTTTGACGAGCCCTGATCATAGCCAAGATGTCTTGGGCATTACCACTTGGTATGGCTTTGGCCACAGGTGCGGCTGCTGGTGCTGGTTCGTCGTCAAAAGAATCTTCGGCCACTGGTGCGGTTGCGGCAGCCACTTTTAGTGCTGGCTTGGCAGCAGGTGCTGGTGTTTCATCAGCATCGCCGGCTGCGGCACCAGGTGCGGCTACGCCAGCAGGACGGAAGTATTGGCCCCAACGCTCGGTATCGTAAGGTTGTCCGTCTACTGATGCTTCGAACATCTCTTTGATCACCTTCAGTTCAACGTCGCCGGGACGCTTGGGCAGGAACGTGCTCAAGTCATACAAGCCGTGAGTTTCAATTGCAGCCTGTTCGGCTTCCGTGAGTGCTGACTCTTTGCGAGCCCACTTAGAACTGTTGTAGTCAGCAAAGCCACCTTTGGATGTCTTGGTGATACGGAAGTCCAAACCACGCATCAAGTCAGTTGGCAATTCTTCCAACTCAGGATCCATCAACGCACCTTTGATCAAGGTAAACAGTTGAGGTCCAATGATGAACTTGCGGATGGGATTGTCCGGTGTCTTGTCTTCGGCAATGGGATTCTCACGCACAAAGCCTTGGAACAAGTATGAACGCTTCTTCCAGTATTTGCGACCCATTTCTTCAAGGCTCTTGTCCTTGAACCAAGTACGAACTTCCGCCAGCACTGGGCAGGCGTCTCCCCACATTTCTACGCAGGGCACTTGTACGAATACTTGTTTGGATTCCATTTCTCCTTTGACGCCGTTGAATGGCAGTCGGATCATTGCACGTTCAACCCAGAAAAATGTGTTTTTTGTGTTACCGTCAGGTAGGAAGCGTAGTGTGGCCGATTGACCTTCTTCCATGTTCCAGTGTGGATAAATTGCTCGATCGCCTCCACCTTGGTTTGAGTTGCCTTTGTTTTCAGCTGCCTGTAGTCTTGCTCGGATTTCTTGTAAACTAGCCATAGTATATTTCTCCTTAAAAAGTTGCCTATGTGTTGCCTATCTAAAATTAGATCTTTGTTGCCTGTGACGCACAAACAAAAAAGCGCATACACCATGTAGTATATGCGCTATTTGCCTTGGTGTCAAGAGTATTTATATCATTTGAGCAAAGCCAGTGATTTTATTCTTGCCAATAGTGCGTCACCATCTTTTGACTCATAGTAAGAGCCGGTAATGGCCGCATTGTAGTTGATTGGATCATTGGGTGCTTCGCCAATTACTGGCGCAACTGAGCCTGCCACTGTACCGCCCATGCTTTCCATGTAGCCACATTCGGCCAAGCCGTGTTCTGGACAGTATTCGCCTTCTGCGGTCATGTTGCATGAACCTTCTTTTATTTCTGTGTTCTTGTCCAATTGATCAGCAAAGTGAGCAATTGCTGGACTCTTACCTGCCATGTATGCATCTACGGCTGCGCCTTCGGGCATGATCATTCCAGAGTTGCTTTCATCCAATCCAGGATTTTCCTGATAGTGTCTGTAAGCAGTTGCTACATCGCCCATAAAGTCCTCGTCATAGGAGATTAAATTGCGAGCGGCTTTTGGTGTCATACCGATAGCGATCAATTCGTGATATACCGCAGCATAAAAATCATTGCTGTCTCTGTTGGTTTCCATTCCTGGTTGTTCACGTGCTAAAATTTTGGCAACTTTTTCATAAGTGTATTCAGAATTTTCATGGATACGACTTTCCTGAACTGGCACGCCAGCATGTTTCAGCATGGTGTTGAGTTCTGTGTTTTCTGCCATTTTAGATTCTTCTTCTACTCTACCATAATTCTGAGGAACCAATCCCCTTTTCTGTAGGGAGGCAATATTTGCTCTATCTTGATCTTGTCCAAAATTAGAATTTTTAGACAATGTGCTGCCTGTTCTGTTCAAACGTGCTACTTGTAATTTGTCTTTGTGTAAATTTGCGGCATCTTGTGCGGCTTGCATCCCGGCAGCATCACCTTTACGCTGTGCTTTACCAAACTTGTTCCATTGTCTACCAGTTTGATAGTCATGATATTTTTCTTTAGCCCAATCTATAACGCCCTCCGCCACAGCCTGTTCAGGAGCAGTGCCTGGTGCTTGCTGTCCGGCAGCAGGTGCCACTGGCTGTTGTTGGTCAGCAGCAGGTGTGGTGTTCAGTTGAATACCAAGTTCTTGCAATCGGGCCTGCACATCTGTGTCATCCCAACAGTTAGCACGAGGATCTTGTTCAGCCAAGTCATTGAGGATGTCAAACAACTGATCATCGCCCACAACATCATACAGTTGTTCTTTGGCATTGGTTGCATCAGGACCAACAATGAGTTCTCGGCTCATTAGTTCATTCAATTTGGCCTGTGCTTCTGGGGTGTCTGGCAAGGCCCATGTGCCTTCCATGATGCTGTTCGCCCAGTTTTCAAAAATTTGTGCTTCTTTCATAGCGTTTCCTCGTTGTTGTATTTTGGCCAATGTGGGCAGTGCAGCCTCAATTCTGGCATCCAATGTTTGTTCAATAAACATGGTCTTGAGATCTTCCACCAAGGCAGTTTCATCTCCAATGTCTGCTGGTGTCCATGATTCAAAATATTGTTGGTAGCCACGACCTGTGGCCATGTGCTGTAGGTTTTCTCGCAGTTCTGAGTAGTAGTGCTGTGCTGTTTCTACCAGTTCTTGTGTGACACCTTCAAACACTCGCTGTTGACTGGCTCTATTGAATCTGCTGAGCACAGCCATTTCACTCACAATCTCTGCAATGTGCTGTCCACGAATGTCATAGGGTCTGCCACCTTGGCGGACATGTTCCAACATGGCTCTGCCACCTGACAGTTTCACAAACGGGAGTTTGAATCGCTCGCCGTCAGCAGTTTCAATAAACAAACTTTCCACGTAACGATAGCGTTTGTCATCTTCGCCAATCATTCGGTTGTGTTTGATTACCAGTCGAGCATCAGTCTGCTCGCCCATGTAACTTACTCTGCGTGTGCCATAGTAGCCTTCAAACAACCCTTCTTTGATTGCTGCCATGCCTTGCATGGTGTGCTTGAGTTGGCCAATATCCTTGGGACTGAATGTGTATCTGTGCTGTGTGGCAAAGTTCTTTAGTTCGGGCAAAAAACCTGTTTCGCGCTCTGATCCAAACCAGTCCAATTTGTCCTGAGGATTTTCCATGGTCCGCCCCAAGTTGTCTCCAAAGAACAATTGCAAGTCGTTGTCATCTCCCAGCACAATTACCACTGTGCCGTAGTTTTTGCCCGAACCAGCCACCCAGTCAAACGCAAATGTTTTGGCTTCTTCTGGTGATGAGTCTTTGCCTTGCCCATCAGTGTATTTGACGTCATAGTCTTTGGTAGCCAGCAAATCTGACAAATCTTGGGAAATGTTTTCTATAGCCATAGTTTGTTATTTAGCGCATCATTGATATGAACGGCATGGGCTCGATTATCATGTCTCCATGGTCTTTTAGGTGTGTGTCCAAGTCCGCATGGTATGTTTGTAGCAATAAAAGCATGCGCACAGCCAGCAAACTGGCCATTACTAGATCATCAGTTTCGCCTGGTTTGGCAGCATAACTAGTGCCCAGGGCCACAAATGTTTTGAGTTCTGAGACCAAGGGTCTTGAATTGATGATCATACGCCCAGATTCTACCAGGATTTTGAACTTGTTGCAGGCTGTGATTTTGCTTTTGTTTGTGGTGTTGAATCCTTTGCGGAATCTGCGTCCTGAACTGCCCGTCACTGAGTTGTCGCTCAAGAAATATCCAGGAATGTTCTGCTCGCCGTATTCTGCTATGCTGATCAAGGCCGCTTCGCCGAGAGTGTTGTTTTCAACAGAGTAATAGATGTTTTTTTCATCTTGAACCACTGAATGTAGTTCTTTCACAATGTCCGCAAGTATCCTAACTTGTGTGGGCACATCAGTTTTGTTGTGCCGCCATTCTGCAATCTGTTCTGTGGTACGAGCATCAAATACTTGTATGGCAGCAGGATCGCCGCCTGTGCCTAAACTGGGATCTAGTGCAACCACATACATACCATCTTTGGTAGGATTTTTATACCAACGCACTTGCCCTGTTCTGCGTATGGGTTCTATGCCTTCTAAATCCATCAGTTTGATAGGATTAATCAGTGTTTCGTCATTGATAACAAATTCACAATCCATTTCTCGCCGAAAACGTTCTTCACCCAACTGCGCCAGTTGTTCGGCGCCCCACTTATCGCCACGATCAGGATGTTCGCGCCAATATGATCTGAATGCACGAAATCCATTGATGCCCAGTTCTGTTGTATTGCCATGTTCATCTTCGCACTTGTTGGCACCCTTCCACAAAAACGCAAACTGATCTTCGTCTGAGTTGGGAGTGCTTGTGATAATTGCTTTACCGCCAGTTGCCAAGGTAGGGCTAATGGAAGTCCAAAACTCTTTGGCAATAGTTGGACGAACGAATGCAAATTCGTCAGCATACAGCAAGGAGATTGACATACCCCGGCCTGTTGTTTCTGTTGTGGTCTGACTGACGATGCGGCTGCCATTTTCAAACTCTATGGAGCCTTTGTTGTAACTGGTAGCACCCGCTCGGATGTGGTTGGGACACAGTTCATAAGCATATCTAATACGCTGCATGATCTCTTGTGCGCCGGTGTATTTGTGTGCGGCAATAAGGATTGTAGAATCCGGTACAAACATAGCATACCACAACAGGTATCCAGCAGCCGATGTTGACTTGCCTGTTTGTCGAGGCATTAGCGATATTGAATAACGATAGTTGTGATAGGTGTGGATCAGTCGCTTTTGATAGTCAAAAGGATGATACAGCATTTTGCCGCGTGTGGGATGCTGGATAAAGAAAAAGTTATCCATGAAATACAGCGGGCCATTTACAGGATCAGCACACAGCGCAAACTCCGTGAGTTCTTGTTCAGTGTATGTTTCGACCCTGTGTGGTGCTTTGACCAGCACTGTTTCTAAATTACTTTTTAGACCAATCATCTAATATTCTTTCTACAAAAGATTTGTGGCCTTTGATGCCGGCATGGAAATAATCTCTAGCGTAGCCTGCTTCTTCTCTACTGCGACTCATCCATGTATCTGCTTCGTAAGGTAAAAATGGTATACCAAGCCTATTACATAAGGCTTCAATGGCTAATCTGTTCTTTAGATTATTTAACCGTTGATTTTCATCTACACTCATCCACTTTTTAACAAATACATCCGAATGAATGTCCATTGGCATAATGCCTTCGGGTTCTCTAGTATCTTGATTTATGATAACTTCCATACGACCACGAGGTGGGTTTAATAACACTACAAGTTTTGGTTTTAAATGCGGTACCCAATATTCAGCCAGTCTAAAACATCTGTCTGAACTGCCGCCACCCCATCCAAAATTGCATGCTCGTAAATTCAATGCTGTTGCCAGCACAGTTGGCCAAACATCCTTGTATGGCAGCCCAATACCCATAGTATAACTGCATCCTAGTGCTACTAAGTTATTATTTTCAGGATCAAAATTATCATCGATTGATTGTGCCCTAAATCCCTGGTTGTTAAAATGGTAACTGATGCCATCGGGTTTGTCCCATCCTTTTTCTTGGAAATAAGCACGATGCACAGGGTCTTGCATCATTTCATTGAATCTGGCTTCTGTGTCAGTTGGCCACCATTGAAACGACACAGACTTTTTCCCTGGATGCCAAGGCATTTTAACATCGTGTGTCATTGCATTGCCTTTGCTAGTTCCGGCCACAAATCAACAAATTTGGTTGTTTTGTTTAGAACAGTTTCTGTATTCTCATGCCAATATATCGTATCAATAGGTTGTAGGTTGTTTTTTTGTGATAGATAACTGTTATCTTCAAGAGTGGCGCGATAACTTTTTAAAGTGTCAATAGCCATGCTCACACAATTACCGTACTTGTCTACCACACGGTCAATTTCTTCAATGGCAAGTTGTCGCAAGTGTGAGGAATGTCTTCGTATATCCAATTCCCCAGGATTGTTTAATTCGCACCAGTAGATGCCTAAATTTTCTTCCGCACAGAAATCATAGTACTCCATGATGTCTAGCGCACAATAAATTGAGTATGCTGGATGTGCCAGCACATGTTGGCCGTCTTGCTTCATCTGTCTTAAATTTTTTACAAACTGTTCCCAATTGGCCCGGTCTCGCACATACTCAAATTTTTCTTTGTTGGCATTGTCAAAACTCACCATCCATTCTACCTTGGGCCAAGTTTTCAGAATTTGATAGATAGGATTGGTAGTTATTTCCATGCTGAGATTGGTTGTGACCATCACTCGTACTTGCGAAGAATCAATATAATTTAAAAATGTATCAAGACCTTTTTGCAACAGCGGTTCGCCGCCACCCAAACTCAGTCCTTGTATATTATGTCCTTGGGTTCTAGCCAGTTCAATTAGATCTGCATGTTCATTTTTTACATGATTGATAGGAATTTTTTTAACGCTTTGCCAGGCAGTTGATGTATGATCATTACAATACACACAAGTCAAATTGCAGAGATTGCTCCAATTAACTACCAGATGTTCTAGTTTAAAGAAATTGATGTCGTTGTCAATTGCTGCCAATGTTTCCGGGCTGGCAGACCTCACTGTTCTTCCGCTGGTGCCTGTGGTTTCTTCCAGTCGTTTACACCAACTACAACCTGGGTGCCATTCACCACGGGCCATGGCCTCTCGCATGCTGGTCACTTTGGAACCTGTTATAATTTCTTGTATGGTGTTTTGTTTGTTGTTGCCAATCATGTCCACACAGTGAAAACATGGACTGGTTTCGCCTGCCTGGTCAATGTTGAGACTGGTCCATGGTGCTGGACAAAATGTAGGACTTTTAGTGATTTGTTTTATTTGCATAAGAATGCCAGTTCTGGCCATAGGCGTTGAAATTCTCCAGCCTTGTCTGGGTGGTACTTGTTTTCATTATCGTGTATGTGCTTAAAAAATGCCATGTCAATTGTACTAACTTTGTTTTGGTTCAATCTGTTTTTATAAGTGGCTATTGCATTGTCAAAGAACTGACGTTCGGCGGGAGTAGCAATGTTCATCTCATAGAATTTTTCAATTTCTGCTATGGCTTCCTTTGCAACACCGGCTCCATGCAAGAATGGATCAAGGTATTCGGGTTGAAACAGGTTTTGCCACAGCACTGTGGTACCAGTATCTTCAGCAAATTGTCGCAGTTCACAAATGCGTGTGGCATTGTAGATGTTGTACACAGCATGAATTCCGCCCCATTGGCCTTGGGTGGTCATCAGGTGTTTGATCTTACTCAAGTTTTCTTTGATCAACTCCCAACTAGCACCGTGGCGCACATACTCCACTCGCTCGCCTGTGTTATCAAAACTCATTGACCACCCTACTCGATTGCGAGTAGATAACTTTTGAAATATCTTGTTTGAATCTAAATCCACATTCAAGTTTGTTATCAGTGTTACAATAGCATCTTTGGGTATGACCTCCAACAGTCTAATGTTTTCTGGTAGCAACAGCGGCTCTCCGCCTACCAATGCCACTTCATGTATGTGTTCGTAGTGTTTTTCAATAAAGTCACAAACCGAATCATAGTAAGGTCTGGCTCCTGATTTGAATGGAATGCCTTTGAGACTGGCCCACTTTGAACTGCACGCTTCGCCACAGTAGTTGCAACTCAAGTTGCATGTTGTGTTCCAACGCACATCCACAATCACAGGATAATGATAACGATCTCCAGCAGTGGCATAATCAAAACCAGGGTTTACATTGTTATGCCATTGACGCTCTGAATCCGCACCAAAACGTTCTGCTCGCACACAGTTTGAACAATACTCATGTGGAATGCCTTGGGATAAACTGGTGCGTATGTCTGCCATGAGCGTGCTGTTGAGTATTTGCTCAATGGATTGTGTATTCAAATTGCCCAACATGTTGGGATTGCCTGCACAGCAGGTCTTGACATCACCACGAGGATTGATATGTAAACCACGCCAGGGTGCCGCACAGTAGAAGTTGCTCATGCAGTATTTACAGGCGTTCTAATGCTTGTTGGAATTTTGGTTTGTATATGTTGTACCAAGGCCCCATTATTGGACCTTTGCTGAACCATTCAAAATTGTGATTGATTTTGTCAATTTGGCTTTGCCGGTAGTCCATGGCTGCACTCTCAGTGTCAAACTGTCTGCAAATTTGTTTGATAGGTTCAATGTTGTCCTCGCTGGCATGGTCGGCAAACAGTCGTGGTTCAAACCCTAGTTCTTCCAGCACTTGATAACCAACTTCTGCCATGTAAATGCTCCAACAACTCTGACTTATTATGGCTTTGGCTGTTTTTTCACTGATTATGGTTGAATCATTTGGGCGTGTTTCTGTTACAATAGCAATTGCTGTATGCCAGGCAGGATGATTGATGGTATAATCGTTGGGAAAATTGTCAGGATGTGTGGCTATTTGTGGCGGATACTTTTTTATTTCTTCGTCCAAATCACGTCTAGAGGGAATCAACTGGCTGATTTTTCCATAGGAACTTAGGTCGTATGGATTGGTAAAGCCCACACTGTAGATATCTCTGTTAGGATCGATCAACTGCTCGCTCAGTAAGGAATGCATCAGCCACAGCCTGTGCGGGCTATTGTGTCTGTTGAGACATCCAATGCGTTTTGATCTAGGGCGGAATACTGGATGATCGTAAACTATGGCTCCAAAACTGGGATAGTAGATCAATCCTGGAATGTTATCAAACCAATGCTGGCATCTACTGCTTAACACAGCAACTTTGGCACCGGGAAAAAATTCTTTAATTGCGGCAAGATGATCCAAGCATTCTGATGTGGATACCAACACTGGGTCCCAGGCAGCATCAACAAATACAAAAGAGTCAGTTATTGACTGATCCTTAAGAGTTTGCAAATTTTTATAGAAGTTTTGCCATGAGTTCCGATCAACAATGGTATAAGGGGTTCCCATCAGCACAATTGAATTGTCTGGCAACATCCTGTATGCGTTGGTAGGTCCCTCAACTGTTTGAACCCCATTGGGATTTACAAAATCAAAAACTTTCAATTTAGATTATTCAGCGGCGTTGGCTCCGCATTTGGCTCGTTTTGCTGTGGTTAGTTGGCCAAAGTTTACCGGCCATTCTTGGCCTGGTGGTAATTCACGTGCGTTGGCTGGTAGTGCAAATCGTACACCAGCATATTCTTGTATTTGTGCAACAGGAGCACGGAACTTGGTAAGGTCGTTGCCCAAGTTAACATAGGGTTTGGTGTGTGGAAATATCCAACCTGCTGTATGTCCTGTGGCCTGATTAACAACCAGTTTGTAATAGCCATGGGGAACTACAACACCGTTGCCAATTGTGGGGTTGTTGGCACCATACATTGCGCCCACAAAGATTGTGAACGGCTGGTTGAGTTGCACAGCCCAGCCACGCACTGATGTTTCCAACAGTTTCCAAATGCCTCTGTTGAGACTTCCATGTTGTGGATACATGTTGGTCATTAAGAATGATTCGTATTCTACTTGTTGGCTCCAACTCAAGTCGCCATCTGGAGCAGCATGACCTTTGTCGTAGCCTGTGCCAGCGTAGTCGTCAGGTTTAGCACCGCCTGGCACCGATTGGTCTGCAACAAAAGCATTGGTTCGTGGAAAGCAGCCTAGTGCATTTTGTGGCAACAGAGTGTAACTTACATATACAGGAATTTTTGCAGGTGCATCATAGGCTACTAGATATGCTTCTCTACAGATTGGTTGTGCTGGTCTTGCTGTTTGTGCCCAGCCCCAAGGCGAATGCACTTGACAGGCCTGTGGAGGCAGTGGTGGTCGTTGGTCCCAGGCAAAGGCCTGTGTGGCTAAGAGTAATAAAGATAAGAATAGTTTTTTCATTATGTCAATTCTTGCCATTCTATACTGGCATAAACATCTTGGTTGGTACCAATGGTGGCTGCTGTTATTACATATTCATATGCTGTGGCAGTAAATGGATCACGCTCCAGTTGATAGGTAAATGTGAATGATGTTTGTGTGGGTGCTTGGCTGCTTTGGTTTGAACTGTTCAAAAATGTTTGTTCGGCAATATCACCTGACACTAAGGCAGTGGGTGCTAGATTGTATTCCACAGAACTGTCTGCGGCTGAACTCACCCATGAGCCGCCTGATGTGATGGCTTTCTTGTAAACTCTATATTGGAATGTGCTTTGTGCTGCTGGAACCAAAGAATAGTTTATGGGTATGACCACAGCATTCAGATTGGTACTTTTCAGTCTGATCGAAATCAATGGTTTGAAACTATTGTCGTTTGGCAGTCTAACTGGAGTGGCCAGTGTGTGCGATGCTGCACGAGGGTTGCCTGACCCTGCCAGTTGATAGCCACCTTCAGATATAACCGAACTGCAAATCTGTGTCATCATACTGACACTGGTGGTGTTGGCGGTGTTGGTTATTTCATAACGTATGGGCAAAGTGGCAGTGGTCATGTATACCTTGGTATTGCCCGTCTGATTGGCGTGGTTGAATTGGTGACAAATCACATACGCACCGTTTATAACAAAACCCACACGCACAGACCCCACTCCCAACCATTCTACGTCAGCAAACATGATTTGTGTAAGTGCTACATTCAGCACTTGTCCCGATGGGTTAGGGCCGTATGAATTGCTCAAAGTGTTGGTGTTCCAAGCATCTTGACGAACACGTTCTTCCACACCTGTTGATGCAGAACGAATCACAAAGTAATTGTATGTGCCATCGTTTTCAAAAAACACTCCATTGTCAGCACTGAACAAACCCACTCGCTGTCGCAGGCCAGTTTTGGGCGCTGAAAAACAAAATGTGTTTAGTGTGAGTTGGCTTTTGCCCGGCTGATAAGGAAATGCTTTGACTGTTTCACGTATGACCGAATCACCAGACGTGTTTCCCACATTCAGTTGGTATGAACTTTGATTTTGAACATACACAACATTACCAGTTCCAGAAATAGAATTAGCAAACTGCCTGTGATCAAAATATAGAGCCTGGGTATCAAACAGTGTGTATGGCTCGCTCACACGCAAGCGACCAAATGCATCTGTTGCAGAGGGTAAAAAACTGGATGTAATATTACCACCGGTAATATTGGCATTTACAGAACCATCAACTGTGATGCTGCCGCCCCCATCTACTATTGTAACATTGGCTGTGATGCCAGCAATATTTCCAATGATGCCAACATTGCCAGCAACGTTCCAAGGATCAGTGCCTTGATACACTGTGACATTACCACTTTGAACTGTGACAGGTAAACTGTTGCCTGTTATGTCAACATTGCCCAATGACCCAATAGACACATTGTTCACAGTCACATTGCCAATGATCGCAGCGTTAGTACGAACAAAAACATTGCCTGTGGCTTCATCTAGTTCAAGTGCCTGTGTAATATTGCGCAAATACCATGGCGCTACTTGGGTTGGTTCAGGGTATGCCATTATCTAGGGTATCCTTTGAATGCCTTTACAGGACTTGTTTTATCTACAAAAGTAGGTTCTGTACTGGTAGGACTAGATACCATTTTTTTGCCGCCAGGTGTGTTGGTCATTTTTAATGCAGCGTCAATTATTTTATCAATGCTGGGAACCATACCGGCCACAACCCCATGTTCACCAAATGCTGTTTCGGAGTGCCAAGCCGGTATGTGATCATTGAGACCATCTGTGCTGTGATCACTTCTGGCTCGTGCTATGGCCACACCAAATCTGTAATTGCGATAAGGATCAGCAGCACTGAGTCCTGGAATCACATAAGTGTAACGCATGGGATCTGCTTCTTCAGGAGGTAATCCGGCTGCTTGTTCTCGAAGAAATTCTCGTGCTCTCATCGTGGATACCCCGCAAATGATTTTACAGGACTGATTTTTTGTACCCAATCTGCTTCAGTTGAGCGATTGTCTGTTAATTTTTTTACTTCACCAGCACCAACTGCCTTGGCCGCTGCATTGACTTTTTCTAAGTCTACATCTGAATAAGTTGCCAACAGTGGATCGCCAGCAAAAGCGCCAGCAGGTGGTGTAGGGAAATCAGGGGCACCGGCCATTGCAATACCAAATCGCCATTGTGTGTAAGGACTGCCGCCTTGTTTGGTTTGACTGATATCAGGCATGCTAATAGCACCCTTGAGAGCAGACTGATGCGACTTTGGCAGTTTGGCAGCAGAAGCAGGTACATCGGCAGCACTGCCATATTTTGCTTCTGCTACAAATTCTTTTGCTCTCATTCTACATCTTTCATGTTCATTTGCCCAAACGGTGGATCACCTTTGACATTTTGCCACAGTGCTCGATTGCTCAATATCTCTACCCATACATTGGTCTTGGGTCTGTTCAAGCGCCAAAAGTCAAATTGCAAATGACTACTGACTGGTCTGCAATACAGTGTGCGCTCACTGGGAACACACAATTGCTGACTAGTAGTACGCATTTTTTTGCCTTCGGTACTGGTCCTCATAATATTTAGTTGAGGATGATTGATATAAACTTGACACATGCCATCCACCAAATCTTCGGGTGTTTTGGCATGTTTTGCCACCAGTTGTGCTTGTAGTAGCCGCGCATCACTACTCACTCTGCTGGCAGTTTCACTGTGATTGTCGGCTTTTTTCTGATAACCAGCATCTGGCAGCCAAATGCCATGGTTGGTTCTCACTATGGTTTTAGTCTTAGGTATTTTCTTAGCCACCCACTTAAATGGTTTGGTGCCATCCCAGTCACTGGCTTCTATCAAGTAGAGATTGTCTCTATCAAACACAATGGTGCAGCCGCCGAGTTTGCTTTTGATCAACACTTTTACAGCGTTCAGCACGTTTTTCTGCATCAGTGCATGGGCAATGATTCTACCATCTGGACTGGTCTTGGCTGTGCCAGCATCCACTTCGCTTTCATCATCGTAAACATCAAGACTGGTGTTTAAGATACTGATACCATTGCTGTTGATACCTTCTTTATAGCCAGTGATGCGATCGTGCATCATCATTCGATCAATGCCATGGCTCTCAGACTCAACAAAATCCAATTCAGGTGTGTAGTTGCGATCACGATTCTTGGCACCTGCCCAGCCAACACCTGGAAAGTATTTTGCAATAATGATGCACATGCTTATCTCGCATAGCCTATGAAGGACTTAACCGGGCTGGCATTATTTACACCGTCAGGCTCGTGACTGCCATGACCAATGTAGTCCGATGGTTTCATCTTGAGTTTTTTCATGATGGCTTTGAGTTTTTTGCGATCATGTTCAGTATAGGCACTAAAGATAGGCAAGTTGCCGAAGAACGAAATGTCGTCAGCATTTTCCAGTTGCTCAAGGCTCATACCTGCCAAACTGCTGACTCTATAGAAATCATAGTATCGACCAATGTACAAGTCGCCGTGATTGGTGGGACCAACCATACCAGGGTGAGCTCGTTCAAACTCATGGTTCACAGTGGCTCTTTGGCCTCCGCGGACACCATTGCCTTCGGCTATAAATTCACGGGCTCTCACTGCGGTCAGCTTCCGTAACCAATTACACCAGCCTGTGCTGAACTGGCTGTTCCAAGTTCTAATGCCGTCCAATTGCTTCCAGAGACAGTAACTTTGTTACCAACACCAGAATATGTTTCATAAACTGCATTGGCAGGAATATTGATAGGTGCAGAATACAAATTGCCTACTGGGCTTGCACTGCCCAAGGCAGTTGCATAAACTTGATAAGTGACTGCTGTATTACCTGTGACAACCTGTAATTTGTCAGTGTACACTGTAGTGTTGCTGAGTGTGGTATAAACATTGGCCATTATTTGTTGTCTTTCTCGGTTGCAGGTGTGTAAGGCTTGTATAACTGTGTGGTTTGTTGTAACACAGGTGGCACATGACTTTCCTGGCGTAGAGGCGCAGGTGGCGGCACATATCCATTGTTGCGAATTTGTGCTACATCATTCACAAGATTTTGATATGGTGCCATCATGCTGTTACCCCTTGTAGGCTCGCCATTGGTTGGTCAAGGCAAAGATACTTTCTTCAACTTTTTTCTCTTTGTCTTTGATGGCCTTGGCCATTGGCTCTTTTTTGTCGCCGTCTTTGTCCATGTCTAAGAAGTCTGGCTTCTTGGCTTCTTTGATGCCAGCAATGTCACGCATGCGACTCAACATCTGTTCAAAACTTTCTGTCACAGACTCGTCGCACTCGCACGGATCACAATCGCATGTTGGGCACTTCTTGGCTTCATCAAGTTCTTCTGTTTTGGCTTCATCAAGTTCTTCTTCGGCATCTTCTTTCATGGTGCGTTCCCATGGCTTGAGATTGTCTTGTTGAACACCGGCCATTTCCATCATTCTGCGAAGTTCTTCATCTTCTTCAAATGTGCGTTGACGATTTTCTTGGCTGGCAATAACAGGTATAGTAGTTTGTCCAGTTGACTTAGGGCCATTCAAGCCACCTGAATATTGCAGAGCATCATCACTGGTTTCTGTGTCTGTGGGCCAATCTGGATTGTTTTCATCCAATGCTTCTTGCATATCGCCGCAACCGCAGTCACTCATACCGCAAGTTGGGCATGACTCTTCGCTATGATCATGTGCTTGATCACCACCTTCGTGACTGTGACTCATGCCTTCGTGATCATGTGCCATTTGATCGCCACCGCCCAAGCCTGCATTTTTCAACAAGCCGGCCAACTTCAGTGCATCTTCGTCTGTGGCAGTGATGGTCAAACTCTTGCCTCCTTCTGTCGAGTCGCTCATGTTCACGCTCATTGATTCAGCAATCATCTTTTCCAGTTCACGATTCATTGAGTCGTAAATGCCTTTGCCAAAAGAGAAGCCACTTGACGCTGTTGGAGTTTCTGCTCCGCCTTGTTCTTTGACTTTTTCAGGCTTGTCTTTCTTTTTATCTTTCTTCTCGTCGTACTCGATATCCTTGGCAACTTTCTTGCCAGCCTTCTCGGCCTTGGCATCTTCGGCACCACGCTTTTTGCCGTGAATATGATCTTTCTTCTTTTCGTCGTACTCAATGTCTTTGGTTACCTTCTTACCAGCCTTTTCGGCACGGTTGTCACGCTTGGTAGTTTTTTCTTCGCCCACGGCCATTTCTTCATCGCCGGACTGATTTTGCATGTAGTCGTCCACAGCAGTCATCATACCTTCGATCTTGGCCAACTTGGATTGTACCCATTCTGGAAGGTTGTCATTGTCGCCCAAGATCTTTTCCAAGGCTTGAGCATGACGCACAATAGTGCCAATTTGATCTTTGGCCATTTCGCCTTCGCGATCGTACTCACCTTGATCTGCTGGATCGATGTCTCCTTCTTTGGTCATTAACTTTGAACGGCCTGATGGTCCTTTGGCCCCCATCTTGCTGCCTGTACCAGCAGGACGACCACGACCGCGTTTGACTGGTTGAGCATCATCAGCATCATCAGCACCCACTGAATGACCTTGGTCATCCACTCTGCGAGTTACTCTACGGCCTGTGGCAGTGGTTTCAATATCATGCTTGTGACCACGAGTTACATCACCAACTTTGGGTTGGCTGCGACGGCGCTCTACGTCTTTGATCATGTCATCCCAACCTTCGTCAGTTTCTTGCTTGCCTTTGCCGGCACGCAACATAGCAAAGTCTTGAGCATCTAATTTGCCGTTATGATTCTTATCCAGTTTCTTTTGCTTGGGGCTCAAAGCACCCTTGATGGCTTCAGCAGCTACATCGCCCAGCATCTCGTCAACTTCTTTTTTGGCACCGGCAATCTTGTCGGCAAAAGTGATCTTGTCTGTGGGCGGTGCTAACTTGGCAAATGACTTTTGTTTGGCAGTCATTGGCTTGCCACCTTCGCTTTCCATCGGACCATAATCTTCTGTGGTGCCTGGCTTCTTGCCAGTTTGTGGCAAGCCCATCTTGCGTTGCAGATCTTTGCGCATGGCTTCGTCGTCGCCATGACCCAATTTGTTCAACACAGCACCGCCAACTTTCTTGGCCATGCTGCCAACTTTCTTGGCCATGTCACCCATGCTTTCATCATACTTGTTGTACTTCTTGCGAATTGGATCTAATGCTTTGCCTTCACGTCCGGCCTTGGCCAAGGCCTCCATGCCTTCTTTGCCGTATTTTTCATAGCCTTTGGCTGCACGGCTCATGCCTTCTTCTTCCAACTTGCCTTGTGCTTTTAATTTGTTACGCACAGCACCAGCCACACGCTCGCCAGCAGCCTTGCTACCATAACGCTCACCAGCGTCTTTGGCAATCTTAGCAAAGTTCTTGCCTGGCTTGCCTTCGTCACGCTCGTTCAATTGCTTGTGAGTGGTCTCTGGTTTCTCACGAATGGAATCCAGTTTTTTGTTTAAGTCGTAAAAAAATGTCATTTCAATTATCCTCGAGGTTGTGCGCCGGTAGCAGGCTTGGGTTGACGCTTGATATTGGTCATAGGGCTCTTGTTGCCCTGGGGAAGTTGGTTAGTGGTCTTAGCAGGAGGTGTCTTACCACCAGCCACTGTGAAATCACTGCGATAGGCATTTTTCAACACAGCATGATCATATGGATCAGCAGAGTAATCTTTCTTCAATACCTTTTGTTCAACGTTGTCTGCAGGATAATCTGTATCAGCCAACAGGTCTTTGTTTTCAGTTTCAATGCGATCTATCTCATCTACTAGTCCATCCACATGTTGCTGTGTTTGCATTACAATAAGATTGGGATCACCACCTAGCATTTGAAACAACTGTTTAATCTGTGGTTCAATTGCTGGATATTTGAAACTCACATCAAACATTGTCACAGCGTCGTTCTGATTGTTGGGAAAGTCTGTGAGGATTTTTTGTATGGGAGTGGTCTTGACGTCGCCCAATTTGGCTGGATCAAATTGGTCCAGTTTGGATTTGAGTTGACGCACAAGATCGTCTGGAATTCGACCACACATTTTAATACGATAATCGTATGTGCGTTCGCTTTCTGCTAGATATTTGGCAAATGGTTTCATGTCAGGTTCCTGTGATATATTTATTCTCTTTGACTGTTTTGATTCTTACCGAGGATTCTTTCCAGCAATTCATTGCGGCTGAGCACATGGCCTTGCCCTGTTTGTGCTGCGCCTTCTGGATCTTTTTCTGCTTGCTGTTGATCCAGTCGCATTTTTTTCATCTGCAAGTCAATCATCTTTAATTTTTTGTCTAACTTGGCTGTTTTGGCTGTGATAGCATGCCCCAGCATGTTAGATGCTACTGAGAAAATTTCGCTGGCGAATCTTGAGTCCACTTGCATGCCAAGATCCATAAGGTCCTTGTAACTGCCGGTGGCTAGGCCTGCCAGTTCGTCCATTTCTTGATCTGTTGATTCCAAGCCTCGCACAGCCGGCAAGGCAGCATCTATCTTGTCGATAGCAGCATCTAAGTTTTGGATTATGGTGCGATTTTCTGCTATTGAAGGAACAGCAGCGTCCACTTCTTCAGTGGAGGGCGGTAAATCAAAAAGTTCTTCAAGTTTACGGGTCATGCCATATTTAGTGGCTATGCTTTACCGTTCTTAAACATATCGTCTTCAGTTATGACTCTAAAAGTCAAGCCTTGATTTCTACACCATTTTGTGGCAGCGTCCCATTTGGCATAATTCACAGCAACAACAGCACGGTCTCTGGGTTTTTGACCTTCTGTTATGGCGCTTTGGCCTTTGGGTTTGATTTCGATTAACTCTGCTCGCATAGTGTTATCGCGAGTTTTGTAGGTGATCAAAAAGTCTGGCACATAGGTAGTCATTTTGCCAGTTAGTGGATGAAGGTAAGGTATGCGAACACTTTCTGAGGCCCATTGCATGATATTATTATTTTCGTCGAGAAAACGCATGAATGAATGTTCCCACCCTGATCGATACCTGGGCATGCCTTGGCCCACATATTTCTTAGGGTTAATTACTTGATATACGCCTTGTGCCCACTTGCTCATTGTAACACTGTTCTGGCAGCATAATAGTTGGGCACTGGTTGTGCATTCACACCCAGTAGCGTGGCTCTGCTGCGTATGTTGTTCAAATAGTAGGCCATGTTGATGTTTATGGTCATCAAGTCACTGCCTTGAAAACTATCCAACAGTGTGAGTGCAGGAATACCAGTTTGTTCTGCTACCTGAAACAAACTCACTGTAAAGTTACCTGCTACTCTAGCATCGCCCATTTGTTGTTTAAAGAAACTCAACACAATATCATATTCAGCCGCTGGAACATTGGCCTCATACTTGTAAAACTTGTCAAAGATTCTTACAGTTTGATCAAGATTGGTGTTAGTGTAATTTACTGAACCTGTGCTCATACTATTGCTCAAGGATTTCTATTAGTTTGTGCAGTTGGAAAAAACCAGCCATCGGCTTTGTTTATAACTGCTCTAGTTGCATTAGGACCATATTGACCAATGGTCTGTTTACCTAAAGACACTGCTTCGCTTTCTACTATAGAACGCAAATTTTTGCCTTTGAATGTATTGTAGGCAGCACCGGCTTTTTGTGCGGCACCAATCAAGCCTGCCACTGATCCAGACTCCAAATCTGCCAATATGCCTTCTCCCGTAGATAATAAACCACCTTGCCCAAATATACTAGCAGTAGATCCTGCACGAGCCAACGGACTGGGAATGTTGTCATAGTGCGCATAATCTGGCCAATTGACATTGACATCAGGTTTGCCAAGACCACCGTTAAAATATTTCACAGTTTCATAACGTATGGTCATGGTGTGCTGCATGGTGCCATTGCCTTGCGAGTAATCGTAAGTGTCATGATTCCAATTGGTAATTAGTGGATTGATCAAGATGTATCGTGCATACTTGTGCTGATCAAAACCAATGATTTGTATGTCTTTGAAGAATGGAGGCTTACCACTTGCGGTGCTGGTACCATCCATGAAGTTTTCACCGATGAAGCCCCAATCATTCACACTACCAATGCGGTTTTGTGAATAAATGTCTCTATTGTTATAACTAAATCCATTTTGTTTGTTTGTTACATTACCAACTGTACCATAAGACGTTGGCGCATTGCTGATGTATTGTTGTGCTGGATCTTTGTAATAGTAAGAATAGTATTGATACCACATCTCGCGAATGTTGTCGCCGCCATCATCATGAAATGTGACGTTCACTGGTTCATAGTTGATCTTGGTTTGAACAAGACGCTTGCGATTGTACTGATTAAGTGTAGCAACATCAATGTTATATTTGGGCAAGTCAACAGTTTTTACTGCCAAGCTCAATGTTGAAATTTGTGTTGGGCCAAATATCTTGGAATTTTTCAGTGCTTGAATTTCTTCCACGTTGAGTGTGAACTGCACGTGAAATAAAAATTTAAATCTAGGTTTGAGTTCGTAGGCGTTGGTGCGAAAAGTTTTGCTTGCGTGAGTGTAATCACGCAAGCTATTTGTCGCAGTAAAACCTTTAAGAAAGTCCTGGCCGAAGCTAGACATTGATTAGACCTTAAGGTCCTGTGCCGATACCTGTTACCACATCGTTAACAGTACGGCCGATAACAGCCCCAATACCGCCGCCACCTTGATTGCCTTGGTTGGCGTTGTCATAAGAAATGTTCATAGTAATCGAAACAGCTTCGTTGGTGCCATAGTTCATTGGACCATAGTCGGCGCTCACAATGTAGCAACCATACAGTTCCCATGACTCAAGTACTACTGGTTCGTTGGCACCATTGCCACCATCAAGAATTTCCAACTTGGTCAAGAACTTGTAGTCAATACCAGATGCAGCAGAACTCATTTCTAAGAAGTCCATTTGTTTCTGGATCTGCTCGCCAATCAACTTACTGACGTTACCAGATGCATCATCGCGAATCTCAACAGCAACATCTGCCCAGGTGTGACGACCGGCCAACTTCAATGTTGAGTTGTAAATTGGCAATGTAATTGGTTCAAATGTCAAGTTAGGTCGAGCAAAACTTACAACCTGCTTGGTCAACTCTGTAGTTGGTGTTGAAACTCCCAAATTCTCAAACATCACTCTAAAGCGATATCTAAGTTTTGGCATTAACAGACCTTGGGTGCTTGCTGATTGATCGCTTGCAAGCGGCACTGTCATTTTGTTTAATGATGAACTTGGCATTATATGTATCTCCTAGTTTTATTTATCTTAGACTTGAGGTCAAAAAATAGGGTCCTCGGACCCTATTTTTACAGTCCTGCTGCTATGTCTCCAGTGTTCTTGATACGCAGAGGAATGTAGATAAACTCCACAGCCTTGACTGGTTCAATAGCAATATCAACCCACAATTCATTGCGGTCAATACGAGCCGGTGTGTTATTGCTCAAGTCGCAAACAACCAAGTAGTCATAGATAGCACGTTTAGCAATCAAGTCAACCATCAAACTGTTGCAGGTGTTGGTGATTTCATTGCGTGTGATCTGATCGTTAGGTTCAAACAGATACAATTTACCAATTTCTTCCAAGCGTCCACGCAAGAATGCAACCAGTCGTGCAACGTTGATGCGATCCAATGCTGTGGTAGTTGTGGTGCTTGTTTTGTTACCAAAGTTGGTAATACCGATACCTGGAATGAATGTGATTGGGTTCACGTTCAAAGCATACAACACATCACGCAGGCCCTGGTTCACACCAATTGGCTGGAACTCGCCGGTAGCGCCATCAATATAGCCAATTTGTGTGGCATTGTCTACCACACCGCGGCGTGTGCCTGCTGGTGCCAACCATGGATAACTTACTTCGTCACTGCGGATTATGGTTCTAACCATCATGTGACTTGGTGCTGTTACCACAGTATTGCCACTCAAGTCTGTGGTTGTACAACTTGGATAGAATGTGGCAGCATAGTTGCTGGTGCTTGATTGACCATCGCCTGCTGGTAAGCCAACGCCGCCATTGTTAGTAGCCCATGCTGTAATATCAGTACCATTGGCTGGCAAGCGCATTGGAGTATCACCAACCACAAACAAGGTGTTGTTGCGCTCGTTGCTGAGTGCAATCATGTTAGGAATCAGTTCAGGGTATGCAGGTGTTGCAATCAGTGTAAACTGTGCTGTATCTTCTCTAGCGCCTAAACTGGTATCCAAGCCTGACTTCATTGCAGCCACAACCATCTGACGTTGTGCCAAGCGACCTGCGTACATGCTGCCGTCTTGTTTGTTGCCTGATGCTGTGAGCCAAGTGCTGGTCACCGGCGGCAGTGCTTGATCAGGGAATGAAGTAGCATTAAAGTAATCGCTTTGATAACTCTTAACATTGTAGCCCGAACGACGTGTGTTCCATAACAACATACCTTGTGGATATAGTGCTGGATCTGGAGCATCCAAATCGAGATAGTTGCTGGTCAACAAACTCACAATAGTTGGAATTGGATCAGCAACAGGATCTGTTGTGCCATTTGGTGCCCAACGTGCGTCAGCAAACAACACACCATTCTGTGTGACTTGGTCAGTGGTATCTACCGCCACCCATTGTTGAATGGCATCTACCTGTGACCAACGATACAGTTTTGGATAATTTTCCAAATCACTAGTGTCCACCCACAAATCACCCAATTGTAAATCTGTAATACCATCGGTTTGCAATGTTGGTGCTGTGGCAGCACAGATTGGTCCAGAAGGATTGGTTTGTGTGAGATCATATCCACGAACATCATTGCTGACGTTTTGATATCCTTGCCAAGATCCATTGTTTTGAATCATGATGTCAACTTGGCTTGGTGTTGAGTAGTACCACAGTCTGCCATCAGCAGGATCTTGATAAGGTGCTGTGCTTGAAGCAGTGTAATTGAACTCAGGCACACCGCAGAAATTGCTTAAAAACAAAATATTTTGATTTGTTACACTCTGTCTGCAATATGGAGTAGCAGTTGTAAAACCGGCGGTTGCAGCTGGAGTACCAATAACATTTTGTAATCCAATTGATCCACCTTGAGTGTGAGTAAACACAATGTTTCCGGCGCTGTTTACACTAGCCGACACATAAGGTACATTGGCTGCGCTAACATCGGCGATGAAACTGGCAATGCTAGTACCAGTCAATATAACTGTGGCGTAATTACCAGTATTCGATCCAGCAGCCGAACCATAAAGTATAAAACGATTTCCTGCTGTGAACAACGGATCGGCATTCTGTCCTGGTGTGGTTGTTCCTGCAATGATGGTCTGACCAAACACCACTTGTTCATAAATTTCAAATCCCATGGAATTCAAAGGAGTAGTTTCATTGAAGTTGGCATTATATTGGCACCATGTGGTTCCCACAGGAATATTTTTTCCACCACCAGTAGGGTCTAATGCGTTCAGAGCATAGTTTGTGTTTTGATATGCTGGCACTGACTGTGCTACCCATTCGCCCAATGTTGCACTGTATTTTTTCAAAATCAAATTTAATCCATTGTTTGCAGGACTCAAATTGTTCCATACAGATCCAGTTGGTCTTGGTGTGGTATCGGTGGTTCTCCAGCGTGGTGCTTGATAACTGTAACCTGGGAAGTATATGGGTGTTAGATACTCAATGGCAGAAATACCAAGAGCAGTACACAATGCAGAACCGCTAGCATTGGGTTGAATGCTCACAATACCACCATTGGCGGTACTACCATCATTGGTTGCTGTATCGTCAGCATAGATAGTAAACTTACCACCTACAGCCGCCGCTGTCACACCTGCAATGGTTGCTGAATTGATAGCAGCAACAAAACCTGCCAAAGTATTAGATGGCGAAGCAGGCACAGCAACAGATGTTCCATTGATAAAAATACTTTGTCCTGCTGTGAGTGTGGGATTAACCACTGAACCTTGAATTGTAGGATATGACACTTGCCATTCTGCACTGCCAACTGCCACCCAGACATTTGCCGAATTCTTATACCAGCAAACATTATGTGCATCATCGCCAGCATCGGCATATGCTACTACTGCATAATCACCAATACTGCCCACTGTGTTCAATGGAGTGTAAATTGGCAAACCTGTAATTCCACTGGTGCTAACCACAACATCTGCTGCGCTTGTAATCACCATTGGTGTCATAACTTCAAATGTACCAGTTTCTTGGTTCCATTCTTGAATGCCCCAAACAGAAGTTGAAGTATCTAACCAATAAGCACCATCAACAGGCGTTCCAGTTGGACGGGTCAAACTGGCTGTGAGTTCGGTCAAGTCAATGTCCACACGCTGAACATAAGCGCGATTGGAAATGCCCAATGAGCTGTAAGCAGCCAACAAGCCATATTCGTTGAGTTCGTAACCATTAATTGGAGTACCAGTAGTTGTGTTATAGAAGAATGGCACACCAAAAGTGGCTGTTAAATCACGCTGACTGGTGATTAAATATGTTTTGTTAGCGTTAGCCGCTGTAGTACCAGCTGCTACTCCAACGCCAGTGCCAGAAACTTTGTTCTGCGCTGTGGCAATCAAAAAGTATGGTACTGTATTGACTGCTGATGGAATATATTGACTTTCGTCAATTACTGTTACTTGTACGCCGGGTGATGTGAGAGCCATGGTTGAATCCTTTTCAAGTTCTAATATTTATTGAGACCTTGAAAAAAACAGCCGTTTTGAATACCTTTGTCAAAGGTCCAGGCGCTAAATACCCATATGAGACCCATTTGCCAAGCCTGCCACCAACGCCCTTGTGCGGTAAACTACATTCGTGAAGACATCACACACTATCGGTCGCGATGCGAGACTTGTGCTAGGAAAGGTCGTGGACTTAAACCCAGAGAACCACGCTGGAAGTCAGCAGGTTACAAAAAGAAGATGATTTGCGACCGTTGTGGGTTCCGAGCCAAATATGCCGGTCAGATCTTTGTGTATCACATTGACGGAAACTTGAACAATGCTGGACTAAAGAATCTCAAATCAGTTTGTAGGAATTGTGAAGTAGAACTGTCTAAGAGCGATCTTCCGTGGCGCCAGGGCGATCTTGAACCAGATTTTTAACCTGCTGATACAGGTCATCTAAGGTGCCGTTGTTGTCGAGCACAGCATCAAAGTCTGTGCCCACCCAGGCAGTTTCTGACGCATGGATACCTATCTTTTCCAGTTTGCGCTGACTTAATGCCCAGGTAGCATTGCCATTTGGTCCACGGTTCACACTCACTGCCGCACTGTACCAAGCAGGTTCGGGCCCACGCACCACACGTATCACACGCCCACCTGCGTTTTTGATGGCAGCAATTTCGTTGGGGAAACGACAGTCTGATATGACCACATCGTCTTGGCTGTGGCGCAGTTTGTTTTCCAAACTTGCAATCCAAATATCGTCATGAAATCCTGCTCTGCAAACTTCTGTACCCCAATACTGTAAGATCCAGCGTGGCGTTAGTGTGGGCATGTTCAGCCGTTCTGCCCACCAAGGATCCACACGTTCACGCCATTCGCGGGCTTGTTTGGTACGCCCTTCCAACATGGTTCTGTCCCACCCAAACACTTGACTCACGGCATCTTTCAGTGTGGAAGCAAAACTTTCTCTGCGAAAGTGATGCAAATTTACAAGATAGTCAGCAATGGTGTCTTTGCCAGACCCAATGAATCCACAAATACCTATGATCATATTTTTTCCTGTTAAAGTTTAAGCCATTGATCTGTTAGATCTTTTTTTATGGGCAACTGTTCGAAGAAATTTTCTTTCCTCGAATTGTCTAACATAAGATTATATATTAAAAAATTTGGCCAAAGATCTTGTTTGTCTGTGCCGTTAAAGTAAGTTTTCACTTGCTGTAGATTGTAGCCCATTTTTACACATCTATCCAACATGAGATTAAGATCTTGTCGGTATTGTGATGGTATAACTTGTATGCTCAACTGCTCTGGACCAAAAACAATATTGAAATTAATGTCTTTGACTTTTATACCAAAGTTGGAAGTTAAGTGCGTTAACGTTTCTTCAAGAAACCAAATGTTTAATGCACTCACAGTGACATTTACATAATATGTGATGTTGCTGGCAACTATGGTTTTTAGATTTGCGCTTACCACTTGCCAGTCGGTTCCTGAGCGTATGGTTCTAGCACGGTCTTCTACAGCATCAATACTGAGTTGTAAATAAAGTTTTGGAAATTTTTTCCATAGCGAAATCAAATCTATGTGTTTGTATCGTAAACTTGTAAGATTTGTTGAAATACGAATAGCCACATCAGTATGTCCAATTTCTAACAGTTTTTGTAAAACTTCTACGTGCTCTTGTGTCAAGGTGGGTTCGCCGCCGGCTATAACCACAGTTTTGAGTTGGGACAAGTCTATTAATTTCAACTTGTCTAATACCAAACTGTCTCTGGTTATTGTTATGGTGTGCCCAAACTCTTCTTCCCATTTGGAACTAAAATGCGGTCCACAACTTCTGCAGGCTAGGTTGCAAATGTTGTTTGACTTTACATTTATTTCTTGCAGACGAACTGTAGCAAAATCCGTTTTGTATTGCTTAAACGAATCTGCTGCGCTTTTTCCAGTTTCAAAAAAACTTTGATAACATTTTTGACAACCTTGTGGTACTGTTCCTGCAAGAAAATCTTGGCGTTCTTGCTGAAAAGTAGTTTCTACCGGCGTTGCTATATCTTTGAGATTGTCAAGCCCAAATACGCAACAAGGGCCAACTTGCCCACTGGGCTGAAATGCCATGCTCACCCAAGGAGCTTTGCATAAGAACTTTGAGTGACTCATTTTAGTTCGCAAACATTAAGGTATCGAAGTGTGTTTTGTAGCATGTCAATTTGTCTGCGGCAATCTTCTAGTGCATGGTGGCTGGTAGGCGGGATGGGTTGATCAGGCCACAGTGAAAACACTGTACGGCTGTCACGCACCATGTAGTACTGCCAAGGCAAGGGTTTGTTATAACTCTTATAGGCATGCTCAAGTATGTTCATGTCATAAGTTGGGCCTTGAGCCCAAATGCGCTTGGAGTGCCAAATTAACCGGCCCAGTCCGTCCAATGCCTCATCTAACGGTATACGGTCTTCTTCAGCAAACGCCTCGTCACGCACCACAGCAGGTTGTGTGGCCCACCATTCAATAGTTCCTTGTTGTATGCTACGAGTTTCTTGACTTTCCAGTGTGACTCTGGCATAGTATGACTGATCGTAATAACCAGAGCCAAACGGATCAAATGCTTGGGCGGCAATGGTAAGAATAGTAGTGTCAGGGCCGGTTCCCAAGCCCTCTAAATCAATCATCAAGTCCATAACTGTATTATAGACTATATTTCAAAACTTGTCTACATGTATTCTGGAAGAAAACCGTGATATTTCACCACATAAGGATCTCTATCTAACACAGGAAACAGATCGGTTAAATCATCAAAACCCAACTTGTACCGTTGGTTCAATGAGTCTAATTTGGCATAAAGGTCTTGCGCCATTGCTTCAGCATGTCGAACATTGTGTTCTACGCCTTTGCGTATTTTACTGTGGTCTGGAATACCAGACTCTGCCCAAGATTTTGTGCATCTCACAATGGCATCCATTCTGTTTTCTGCATGATGAATGTGATCATACTGTTCGCTCAAAGCCCAACGGAACCCATCAAATCCCACTTCTTCCAAATGATCTAACAGGCCCGAATCTCCTGCCAGAATCCATGGTTGGCTGTTGAATGCTGTGACATAAAATTTTTCTGTGGGGTACTGATGAATTGCTATTTCGTTGTCATGTCGGAAACTGGTTTCGGACACCAGCCTAAATAGTGTATTCTCAAATAATTTGTGATCGTAAGGAAATCCTTGATAGTGAGCACTCATAGTTGGAGTGTCTCTTATCACTAGTTCTATGTTGTCTGGGTTAGACAAATGTTCGTCGACCCACGCACGTAATTCTGCCTTTGGCAATTCAGGAATGATGTCATATGTGTGTTCGATGTCTGTTCCGTGGCAAAACAAACTCCATGTCATGCGATCTTTTAGTCCTGCATTGATCAACTTCCATAACAGCCGCGCTCGATTGCGTCTGTAGGGTTTGCCAGTTAGAAATAAAAATTTGTCTGCTTGCTCGTTCCAACGTGTGTTTTGTTTGCTAACTTGCTGTACCTTGATTAAGTTCCACGTTTTCCACAAGCACCAATCAACTTTGAGCAGTTCTAAAAAGGGAACTGTTGTTAAATCCCCATAACTGTGATGCATCAAGCCTACTGTGTCTATTCCTGCTTTTTGTAACTGGGTGACCAAATAGTGCATTCTATATTCAACATCTGGCGTAACCTGATGTGGTTCCCAAAACAGCATGGCCACCATTAGGTTGGCATTGTGTCCACGACAGGCACGTATGGTCCTGTCGACACTGAGTTCTAAATCAAAATCTGGCGAAAATACCCAATCAATATCGCGATGATAAAAATTCATTAACCAATTACCCAGGTCAAGGGTTGGCTGGCATCCACATAGTTGACCAATTGACCAATCAGTTCGTCCATGGCTGTTTTGGCTTCTGCTTTCATGGCAGTGCCGTTTAGGGTGCCGCCACCTTGTGGTCCAGCAATGGTGCCAAACTTTTCACGTGCTTCACCGATTATCATTTTGCAGTTGGCAACCATGTAATCTCGAATCCATTGGGAAATTTGAAAATCGCTTAACAAGTTGATTTCGGGTTTCAAATTGTAAGTCCAAATCAGCACAGCCTCGCCGGTGTTTTTAGGATCACGAATCAACTGTAATTTTTTGGTCACAGGGTTGAATGTGTAGTTGAAATAGGCACCAAACATTCTGCCGGCCAATTCAACATACTGGCTGTAAAAGTCGTAGGTAGCAAGACCGCCAGCCACGTTGAAGTTCATCAAATAAACGTTCAAACTTGCTTGAGCAAACGGATCAAAGTTTGACGCATAAGGACCAGTGGCATCGCCAAAAGTTCTGCGAAAACACTGGCGCACACTTACCACCTCTTGGGGCAGTGTGTAGATGTTTTCATCTTTTACTAAGGTGAAAAAACTATAACTTTCCTCGTAGGCGTTTTGTGCTCGTTGGCGGTAAGTGCCAATTGTTTTGGTATATGCGGCTTCGTAGTGTGCTGGATCCAATTCCAAGTCAATGATTTGACTGCCCAGTTGAAGCTGTACATACTCGATGAGATTTTGCTTGAGCTGAGATAGTGTGTCTTGCTGTTCTGCCATAGGGACTCCGTGTCCCTATATTTACCAACTCTTGAGGATGATCAAGTTCTCTGTGCCACGAGCATTCCAAGCAGTTTCTGTGGCTTTGATATCTTTGAATGCTTTGCGAGCGGCTGGCTTGCCTGCACCTATGATGCCTTTGAGTTGTTCTGCTGGCTTGCGCAGAGTTTTTTGCACTGTTTCCACAGTTGAAAATCCAATGATTGAGTTATTTTTTACTGTGAAAGACTGTGTATGGCTGTCAGCAACCAAGTGGATCAGTTTGCGTTTTTTGCTGTCATACAACCATGCTTCTGCTTTGTCCACAAGGCTTGCGGCGGGCTGGCTCTTGAGTTTGAGTTCAGCAAATTCTGTGAGAATCTTGAACTTGGCCGCACGTTTCTCTGGTGGTACTGCCTTGACTTTGCGTGGCTTGCGTTCCACTTTCTTGATCTGCACATAAGCACCACAGTCATTTACCACTGCTTCGCAAAACTTCACAACATTCCGCAGTTGTATTTTGGAAAGATGGCTGTATGCTTCCACCAGTTGCGGGTCCTTGCCTTCCGCTACTGCTTCAAACTCTGAGAGTTTGCGTTTCCAGTTGTCAGCAATTTGGCTGATCATTTGCGGTGCTACATTCAATCCACGCATGATTGTGACAGGTTTGAAGTCCGCAGTCATTTTGGCGCCGCTCAACATGAACTCGTCAAACATGCCGTCCAGTTCGCCATTGCACTCTGACGCTTTTTCACGCAGTCGATCCTGGATGTTGGGCTTGTTTGTCACAGGCTCTTCTACAACTTCTGTGACTTCAGTCTGCTTGCTGTCCAGTATTTCTCTCAGTTGCCTTTGCAGTTTTACCTGTTCAGCATCAGAAAGTTCCAAGCCCACCATGGTCATGCGGCACAGCCAACCTGTGGTTAAACGAATTGCTGAATCTGGAATGCCTTTGAGCAGTCGCACATCTGCCCTGCGATCATGTGCTTCCAAATAGTTCACAATCATGTCCCGGGCATCTTTTTTGCCGTAGAAATAGTTGTACCAAGAAAATGCTTTGCTCAACCTACTAGCACGGTACTCAGTGGGCTGAATGTGCCAGGTTGGCTCCAGGCCCAGAATGTTGGTGTCAGAACTGCGGGGGTTCAACAGTTTGATTTTAAATGTGGTGCTCATGTGTGTCCTTACTTATTTTACAGGTAAATCTTTGCACAATTCAAACAATTGCATGGCACGTTTGAGGTTAAAGTTTTTGTGATTATACATGTATTTGCGTTTGCGCTCTGCAATGTCTAAAGCCTCCATTAACTGCCATTTGGTGTTAAAGTCTGACGTCATTAAAATTTTATTCATGTCAACAATGTCCAGACTGTACTCCAGCCATTTTTCTGTGGCTTTTATTCTGTCATAGGGCAGAACAGCCTTAGACTTGTTGGCAGTAGAGTACTTTGCAACAAAATTTGCTGCCTTTTTCATACAGACTCCTGTAGTGAACAAGTGTGTATTATAGCACGTCAGGAATTTTTGGTCAAGTTGGCAGAAAGTAATACTAAAGTAAGATCAGACTCCCTGCGGAATGTGATCCAAAAAGTTTTACGGTCTGAGTGCCCGTTTGCGGCACCAAAATAACTGCACCAATCTGCTTGGCGATCGTAGCCTGCGCCACCCAGTCGTTGTTTAACTATGTTCTCTACCCTGTCAACGTCGGGGGTGTAGTAGGGAAAACGCAGGGCAACGGTGTGCCCGTTTTCCCTAAATTGTTTGAATCTGCGATTGAGTTTTACCACTTTCATAATGCCAATTGTAGCAGATCAGGATTTATTGGTCAACCTGCCCATAAATATACACTATGCCACGCCTAAGTTTATACCGCCCAAATCGCACACGAGACTATCAATTCATGGATCGTACCATCAGTGAAATGTACACTGTGGGCGGCTTGGATATCTACGTTCACAAATACCTGGGCCCGCAAACTGGCGGCGACGACTCTGCGCTGTCAGGCAACTATGACGTCACACAGCCCATTTATGACACACAAAGTCCATTAAACATACAAGACTTGCTGTTGCTGGAAAATCGCGACAGAATTTACGATCCAGACATTTACGTCATGCGCGGTGTTTATCGTGTGCAGGATGTGGACTTTGACCTAACACAATTTGGATTATTCCTAAACTCTGACACACTGTTCATCACTTTTCACTACAACGACATGATTGACACATTTGGTCGCAAGCTCATGAACGGTGATGTGATTGAAGTGCCAAATTTGAAAGATTACAATCCGTTGAATCCGGCCTTGCCGCTGGCCCTGCCCAGATACTATGTGATTCAAGATGCCAACTTTGCGTCAGAAGGTTTTAGCCAAACTTGGTTGCCGCACTTGTGGCGTGTGAAAGCCACACCACTCACAAACGCACAAGAATACAGCAACATTTTAAACAAGCCTTTTGTGGCTGAATACATCTGGGATCCGGGCGATTTCTATCCTGGTGGCAGCATTGTAAACTATGGCGATGTTTATTATCAAGCCATCAAGAACACACCTGCTGGCACAGACATTACCAACACTGAATTCTGGCGTGAATATACTCCACCTACAATATCAGACATGCAGAGTACTCGTCCCAAAGATCAACAGATCAATGACGATATTCTTGCGCAGGCCAATGTGGAAGTGCCACTAAGTGGCTATGATGTTGAAAAGTTTTATGTTGTGGCTACTTTAGAAAATGGTCAACCTGCCAACCCCAGCAGTTTGTACACCATGGGTGGCACCACCGTGGATGGCACACAAGGTGGTATGAATGTCACACCACGAGCAGATGGATACACTGCGGGCTATCTCACTGGTGATGGCAAGGCTCCCAACGGCTTGCCTGTTACTCCAGGTGTAACTTTCCCGCCAAATCCAGTGGCTGGAGATTACTGTTTGAGATTGGATTACAAGCCCAACAGACTGTTCCGTTTCAACGGTCGTATGTGGATCAAGATTGAAGAAAAAGTCAGAACACAATTAGACAATGGACCAACCAATCAAACTCAACGCTCAGGCTTTGTGAACAATACATACACTACCAATACCACTGACTTGGGTGCTATACCACAGCGTCAGAGTTTGAGTCAGGCTCTCAAACCCAAAGCAGACAACGGGGACCAAGGCGGCTTTTTGCCACCTAACCCACCGCCACCTTTTTCAAGATAAACATGCAACAATTTTTTTACGATGCACAAATACGCAGGTTCCTACTGCAATTTACCAGAATTTTTTCAGGGTTCCAAGTTGAGTATGGCAATGAAACCGACGGAGTGAATAAAGCCACCCTGTTGCGTGTGCCTGTGCGCTATGGTGATGCCAGTCGCAATGCTCAAACCATCATTCAAGAAAACTCTGCAAGTTCATTACCATCAACACCGCTAATGACGTTCTACATCAACAATCTTGAATATGATCGTCCGCGCATTCAAGATCCCACATTTGTAGACCGATTCAGTGTGCGCCAACGCACTTATGATTCCAACACCGAAACTTACGAGACCACACAAGGCAATGCGTTTACTATCGAACGCTTGATGCCTGTGCCTTACAAGCTCAGTGTCACTTTGGACATTTGGACTTCTAACACCAATCAGAAATTGCAAATACTCGAACAGATTTTAACACTGTTCAATCCTTCACTGGAATTACAAAGCACTGACAACTACATTGACTGGTCAAGTTTGAGTGTGTTATATTTGGATCAGTTATCATGGAGTTCAAGAACCATACCAATGGGCACAGAAAATCCCATTGATATTGCCAGCATCAAATTTTCCATGCCAATATGGATTTCGTCACCGGCTAAAATCAAGAAACTGGGTGTGGTAGAAAGAATTATTGCTGGTATTTTTGATGCCAGCGGTGATGCTATCGATGCTATCACCAACAATGACTTGTTGTTGGGCACAAGACAAATGTTCACACCATGGAACTATAAACTGGTTGTGATTGACAATCAGATTCAAGTGTTATACAACCCTACAATTGTGCCCAATGGTGGCTATGAAGATTTAGATCCCACTGCTATTGTGGCCGATTCACCACTACTGTGGCCTGCTGTGATTTCAGCATATGGCGTGTTGCGTCCTGGTATCAGCCAAATTAGACTGAATCGTCCCCCGATAGCCGCACCAGATACTGCCAATCCTATTGTTGGTACCATAGTGATCAACCCCGACGATGACAGATTGGTAATTTTTACTCCCGACCCAGACACAGCACCACAAAACACCCTGGCACCAATTGATGCTATTATCAATCCATTGGCCAGCGGGCCCGGCACTGGATTGCCCGCACCTGTGGTGGGTGTTAGATATTTATTGACTGAGGATACCGGCAATTGGGACAACGTCGATAACCCCAATGCTTGGGACGGTACAGGTGGACAGCCATTGATTGCTTATGCCAACGACATCATTGAGTGGAATGGCACACGCTGGCGTGTGGTATTTGTGGCTGCCGACGAAACTGCCACTCAGTATGTTACAAACATAACTACTGGTACACAATATGAATGGACTGGTCAACAATGGATAAAAAGTTATCAAGGAGTCTACCCACCCGGAGCCTGGAGTTTAGTACTGTAAAAGCAGTAGGCGTTTGGTTTTTATCCCGGAGTACGGGCCGTTACCTGTATCTGCTACGCAATGATACCAAGCATCCAGAAACCTGGGGCTTGCCTGGGGGCAAGGTTGAATCAGGCGAAACGTTGTTAGGTGGTATGGAAAGAGAATGCATGGAAGAATTAGGGCATTTTCCTGAATATCACAGACTTGTGCCGTTAGAAAAGTTTACATCAGCAGATGGTGTGTTTGAATATCACACTTGGGTTTGTGTATTAGATAGAGAATTTGTGCCTGTGCTAAATGACGAGCACATTGGACATGCATGGATTCAAGCCGGCGTATGGCCCAAGCCCATGCATCCTGGATTGTGGAACACTGTAAACATTGACGCTGTTCAACAAAAATTGGTTTCTGTAGAGCGCACAGAATTGACCAGTTTATAATCTACCAACAACAATCTCAATAACACCAGACTCACCGTCAAAGTCTTCAAGCGCCTTGCCAATTACAGTGCCCATAGCAGGTGTAGCACATGCCTGTGCATAGCCGTTGCCGCCTGATACCATCATGTCTCCTTTGCGTACTGTGCCCACAACACTAGTTGGCACACGACCTGTAAGAGCCACTACCGCCACATGCTCAACATCTAGTCCCGCATTCATTACATGAGCTGGGTTAGTAGACACAACACCGGCCACTCTAGCGTCGCTAGACGCAGTTGAAATAGTGACTTCCTTTGTGCCGCCAAATGTCAACACAGTACCTGGTGAATATTCTGCATCAGCAGCATAACTTTCTGCCAAGTCAGCATATTGTGCTGATGTGGCTTTAGCAAAAACAGTATTGAAGTAAACGGTTGCACTTCCAATATTACCAACACCATTGGCGTTCGAGTTGACAATGTTACCACCAGTGATTGTACCAGTGCCAACACTCAAATTACCACCAGTAATGTTAGCAGTTGTGATAATAGTGCTTGTTAAGTTAATAGCACTCAATACGTTTGAACTCAAACTCAAACCTGCTGCCAACAAGTTGCCACCAGAGATATTACCAGTTGTAGAGATGTTACCAGTACCAACTATGCCCACTGTATTAACGTTACCTGTAGCAGATAGTGTCGTGCCTTGCACCAAAGTTGTAATAATTGCGTTACCACCTGCAATATTAGCAGCACTGGTAATATTACCTGTGGCACTGACCAGGCCACCAGTTAGAATATTTGAGCCTGTAATGTTGCCAGTGGCACTTATTAATCCTGCTGTGGTTATATTGGCGCCGTTCACGTTGCCACTGGCACTCAATGTGACACCTTGAATCAATGCTGAACTCAGCACATTGCCGCCAGACACGTTGGCAGTAGTCACAATGTTGCCGGTGGCTGTGACCAAACCAGTAGAAATCACATTGGCGCCTGCTACGTTAGCAGCACTGGTAATGTTTCCAGTTGAACTGATTAATCCACCAGTCAATAAATTACCACCGGTAATGTTACCGCTGGCACTTATCAAACCAGTTACATATTCACCTGTGGTAGCATACACAGCCACATTGCTTGTACCGCCTATGCTGACTGCAACGTTGCCGCCTGAACTTACCACTCGAACGTTTGATGTGCCATTCTGAATACTTGTAGCATCAATACCTGTGAGTTGGGATCCATTACCAAAAAAGTAATTTCCTGTAATGTTGCCTGTTGCACTTACAATTCCACCAGTAAGAATATTACCACCAGTAACGTTGCCAGTTGTGCTCAAACTGGTACCTGTGGCTGCACCAATGTTTGGTGTTGTGAGTTGAGCACCAGTTTTAACCACAATATTACCACTACTAAATGCTGTGGTAACGTTGTCAACCAATGCGTTGATCACTGTGCCATTGAGACTAATACCCGCTGAGGTATTGGCAGTGTAAACTTGTGAACTGCTGAATTGAGCAAATGTAATATTTGAGGTGCCAAATGTAATAGTACCTGCTGGCGCACTCACGATGTATGCTGATCCTGCGTTGACATTACCACTCTGTACAAAGAAGTAGTCATTAAGACTCAATGCCTGGGTGCTGTCTGCACCATACTCGTCAGTGTCAGTTGAACGAACAATGGCTGTAGAGTTAGCCCAAGTATACACACCATTGTACACTGCATTGCCTTCGTCTTTGACCAATACTCTAGTACCAATGGTTTGAATATTGGCTGTATCAATTAAGTTGAATGATCCAGTGGTTGTGAGTGTGGCACCAATACCGTTACCTGCGCCATTGGGTTGAGTATATGTAATTGTACCACCTGTGGCACTAGCCAATGTGGTGTTTGTAGCAGCATAAACTGGCTGATGGAAAGCAAATCCAGTTGTTACCAATCCGTCAACATACAGTTTGTTGACTGCATCGCCATCTTGAACTGGTGATGGAACATTGTTAATATATTCGTTATTGGCATTAATATTACCGGTAGTACTAAGCGTTAAATCGCCAGTTGATATTAATGTAAGTGCAGTGCCAACAATTTTGTTGGTGTTGACATTGCCACCAGTGATGTTAGCCACACTGCTGATATTACCGCCAGTAATGTTGCCACTTACACTTACTGTTGTACCAGTTAATGATGTAGCATTAACATTCGCCCCACCTAAAATGTTACCACCGGTAATGTTGCCTGCGGCTGAAATCAATCCACCAGTTAAGATATTGGCACCAGTGATGTTGCCACCTGCTGATGCAGTGCCACCTGTGGCCAAATTACCACCAGTAATGGTACCACTTGCACTAACCACAGATCCTGTAATACTTGTACCAGACAAGTTGCCACCAGTAACATTACCGGCAGCTGAAATTAATCCACCCACATACGCATTGCCAGCAATGCCAGCGCCACCACTAACTTTCAAAGCCCCGCTTGTGGCACTGGTTGCATTTGTGGCTGTTTCAATCCAAAACTGTCCAGTTGCGTTGATAAAACGCATTTTTTCGTTGGCATCAAGGAAACCGCCTGTGGCAAACACAATGTCTGCCGCATTGCCAAGATTGCCTGTGGCCAATACCAAATTGCCACCTGTACCGTCAGCATTGCCTTGCACAAACACATAGCCGTCGTTGGCATTGGTTATAGTATATGCGGTGTCATTGAATCCTGAACCAGCCATGCCCATGTCTGTCCAGGCTCTGGTATCATCGCCGTTGTCAGCGTAAGTAACCATGTCAGCAGACCCAGTATTGGCTGTGTTTCTTGCTGCTACCTGAACATAAGCAAGTCCAGTGGCTTCTGCCACAATGATTGGATTGGTCAATCCACTGGTGGTAGCACCAGCACCTACATACAGGCCTGTGTTAGAAATTATATTGCCAGTAGCACTGATTACACTGTTGGCCAAAATATTGTTGCCAATTACGTTACCAAATACGCTGACAACATTGGAGGTACTATTAAATGTGAATGCTGATGATGCAGCAGCGTTTCCATCATTGTTGAAAACAACTTGTGTGTTTGAACCTGGAGCAGTGATGTTACCTGAAATATTACCAGCAAATGTTCCAACAAAATAATTTGCTTGAACGTTGGCGGTGGTAGTAATATTAGAAGTTGAGTTGAGTGCAGACACAACATTTGAACTCAAACTCAAACCTGCTGCATTTAAATTGCCCCCAGTGATATTGCCCGAAGCACTGACCACTCCACCAGTTGAAATGTTTGCACCAGTAAGATTGCTGGTGGTTGCAATGACTCCGTTTGCAAACAATCCAAATGTACCAGGTGTTACTGTGCTTTCGCCTATTCTAATAACAATACTGCCGTTTGCGCCTGCTTGAGACACAACAACATTAGCAGAATTTGTATTATTGTTTTGAAAAAATACTGAACTGTTTCCAGCAGAGTTATACACTCCTGAGGTGATAAGATTACCACTTGTTGTGTTACCAGACACACTTAAACTGCCAAGTGTGCCAACTGAAGTGATGTTGGTTTGACTGGCAGTGGTCAACGTACCAACTATGTTGGTACCTGACAAATTGCCGCCAGAGATATTGGCAGTGGTTGTGATGTCGCTGGTTGAATTCAATGCAGATACAACATTTGAACTCAAACTCAAACCTGCTGCATTTATATTACCGCCTGTGATATTTCCGTTTGCACTCACAACACCAGTAATAAAAGCACCAGTTGTAGAAAACACTGCCACATTTGATGTTCCGCCAATTGTGATATTGGCATTACCGTTAGGAGTTTGAATTTCTACAGATGTGGTACCGTTGGTAATTTTGTCACCAACAATATTACCACTTAACGAAGCATTACCAGTAACTGTTAAATCACCAGCAACAATGGCGTTTCCACCCACGCTTAATTGCCCGCTAGTATTTAAGTTTGCTCCAGTTACGTTACCTGGAGCACTCAACGAACTTGGCGCAAAAGTTCCAACTGTAAGAGAGCCATCAGCAACAATGTTGCCAGTTGTTGAAATGCCTGTTGTGCCGTCTAGTTGAATAGCCATGATTTATCCTCGTATTTGATATTTAGCATCATGTTGGTGTAAAGATTGTGAGTGTAGAATCTGTAGGCACAAAAATGTTGCCCGCTGCTGATATGGTCAGGGGGCTGATCATCACAGAATTTACTGCATTTGGCACAAGAGCTAGGGTGTTTATGACTTTTGGCGTTGAGATTGGGCCTTGTACAAACAAACTGCCAGCACCCATCACAACTGAATTTGCCACATTGGCCACAGCAACTTGAACATTGCCATTGGCCGCAATAATTGCTACATTGCTGGTTCCATTGGATATTTGGGACGATGTAGCGTTAATTCCAGTAAGTTGGCTACCATTACCTAGTATGTAATTTCCAGTTACATTACCAGTGACACTTACAAACTGGTTACTGGCAATAACTGTAACAGTATTGCTGGAATTTTTGTAAAATAAATTACCATCAGCGTAGTTGATGGCCAACTCGCCCGGAACTAAATTCCCGGCACTAGGAACTGAATTAGGTACACTTGACCGTTTGAGCTGTACTGTATTTGTCATTGATCATATTTACTATTAATACAGTCCGCCATCTACTGTTGATGCTGTATCTAACACCTGGTAAATGCCTTGGTAGATATTGCCTCCTGTGATATTGCCAGTACCACTCACAATGCCTGAGCCAAACAAAATGTTTCCACCTGTAACGTCACCAGAAGTCGAAATAATACCGGAACCAGCAAGTATATTGCCGCCAGTGATGTTGCCTGAACCAGATACAATTCCTGAGCCAAACAGTACATTACCGGCTGTGACGTTTCCGGTAGCACTTGTAAATGTGGCAAATACATTACCAACAAAATTATTGCCAAGCACATTGCCAGTGCCGCTTACAACGCCTGTGCCAAATAGCACATTACCCGCGATCACATTGCCCGAGCCAGACACAATGCCTGTTCCAAACAACAAATTACCGCCAGTGATATTGCCAGTTCCGGTTACAACACCTGAACCAAATTCTACGTTTCCAGCAATTAAATTGCCAGCGGCCGATACGTTGCCTGTGGTGTTTATATTACCGGCTGCAAAATCACCTGATCCAACACTGACTCCAGACACATTAGAACTGATGGTTTGAGTGCCCAGGAAAATACTGTTGCCTGATAGGTACAAGTCTTTCCAGAGATTACTTGCATTACCTAGGTTGTAAGTTAAGTTAGCTGATGGTACCAAATTACCAGTTATATCACCAGTAATACTGAAGTTGTTTGTGGTCAACAAGCTAACTGTTGAAATATTACCGCCTGCAATGTTGGCAGTAACATTCAAGTTACTCACAACATTTGAGCTGAGACTCAATCCTGCGGCATTTATATTACCAGCAATAAGATTACCACTGGCCGATAATGTCACACCGCTGATTACATTGGCACCGCTGATATTACCACCAGATCCTGTAGTGCTTAAATTGCCACCAGTAATATTGCCTGTGGCTGAGATTATGCCACCGGTTATTAAATTGCCACCAGTAATATTGCCAGTTGTAGTGATGTAACCAGATCCAGCACTAACATTGCCACCGGTTACAGTTCCTGTTACGCTCAAAGTCTGACCAGTTGCATTGCCAATGTTTGGTGTTACCAAGTTGGCACTGGCTTTGACAATAATATTACCACCGCCATCAAATGCTGTGGTATCGTTGTCAACTTTGGCGCTGAACACTGTGCCTGTAAGGCTTAGACCAGCATTGGTATTGGCTGAGTAAACTTGTGTACTGCTAAACTGACTGAATGTGATATTTGAAGTACCAAATGTAATGGTACCTGCTGGTGCGCTGACAACAAACGCAGCGCCAGCGTTTACATTACCACTTTGTGTGAAGAAGTAATCGTTTATACTCAATGCTTGTGTACTGTCTGGGCCATACTCATCAGCATCTGTGGAACGCACAATGGCTGTGGTATTAGCCCAGGTATACACACCGTTGTATACTGCATTGGCTTCGTTCTTGACCAACACTCTGGTACCAATGGTTTGAATGTTAGCAGTGTCAATTAAGTTGAATGAGCCGGTTGTGGTCAGTACAGCACCAATACCATTACCTGCACCGTTAGGTTGTGTGTAGGTAATTGAGCCGCCTGTGGCTGTGGCCAAATCTGTGTTTGTGGTAGCAAAAACTGGTGGGTGGAACGCAAAACCAGTTGTTGCTAAATTGTCAACATAGTACTTGGTGGCCGCATCTTGATTCTGCTGCGGTTCTGCCAAACCGTTAATGACAGTGTTAGACAGAACAATATTACCAGTGCCATTAGGTTGCAAATTAATGTTGGCATTGGCCGTGGTTGTGATAGTGATTGCAGTATTACCAACAATGCTCGGAGTATACAATGTTGTGCCAACATTGACATTTGACCCATCAACATTACCACTGGCTGACAAATAAGTCGACAGCACATTGCCGCCAGAAATGTTGGCAGTTGTGGTGATGTTGCTGGTTGAATTCAGTGCCGATACAACATTTGAACTTAGGCTCAATCCAGCAGCGTTTAGATTTCCACCTGTTATATTACCAGAAGTAGAAATTATACCAGAACCGCCTAATATATTACCACCTGTAATGTTGGCAGTTGTAGTGATGTTTGAGGTGGAATTCAGTTCTGACAAAACATTCGAACTCAAACTCAGTCCGGCTGCATTCAAATTACCACTGATGATGTTGCCTGTACCACTGACAACACCAGATCCAAACAGTACATTACCACCTGTGATATTGGCCGATGTAGTGATGTTGCTGGTTGAGTTTAGATCGCTGAGTACATTGCCACTCAAACTCAAGTTGGCTGTGAGCACACCCGAAGTGGCCGACAAAGTCACTGCTGAAATTACATTAGCACCAGTGATGTTTCCACTTGCTCCTGTTGTTGCAAAGTTTCCAGCAGTTACATTGGCTGATGTGGTAATGTTGCTGGTTGAATTAAGGTCACTGAGCACATTACCGCTCAAACTCAATCCGCTGGTGTTGACATTTCCGCTTGTTATATTGCCACTTGCACTTACAGTAGTACCAAAAACATTACCATTAAAGTTGGCACCATTAACATTGGCTGTGGTTATGATATTGCCCGATGCTGACAAATTGCCAGTTGTGTCAAATACCCATTGACCAGTATTGCCACTGCTGTTGAGTACAATATTACCAGTATTGGCCAACTTTACATAAAAATCATCGCTACCCAAGAACAATTCTGTCTGTAACAGATTGCCGCTGGTCAAGTGTATGTGGTCACCATCAGCTGCTGTAGGGTATATCAACAACTGCTGAGTGGTTGTGACTCCAGATCCGGCTGGCTGAAGAGTAATTGTATTGCCCGGAGCACCGCTTGGTGTGAAAGGGTTACCATAGATAATACCACCACCTGGGAATGCCAAGTTGCCAGTGGTATCAAAGTTCCATTGCTGATCTACAGCAGCATTGGCATTGATATACACGTTGCCGTTAGCAAATGGAATAGTTACATTACTGTTACCATTGTAAATTTCGGTGGTAGATGCAGTTGCGGTCCATGTCAAATTACCGGCGCCATCAGTGGTTAACAAATATCCATTTGATCCGCCGCCAATATGAATATTACCCAAGTTGCCCAGACTGATATTTCCAGAACTAACAAAATCCACTGTGCCTGTGGCGCTGATACCAACTGTAACAACAGACGAGGAAGCACTGAGTGTTACGCCGCTGATTACATTAGCACCAAAAATATTGCCATTGGGTCCAGTAGTAACAATGTTGCCACCAGAGATGTTGCCGGTTGCACTGATTGCACCACCTGTGTTGAGATTACCGCCGTCAATGTTTCCACTTACACTCAAACTGCTGAGTGTGCCAACTGATGTCAAACTTGAGTATATTACATTTGGGCTAAGTGTGTTACCAACCAAATTGCCTGCGTCAACACTGCTGGCTGCAACTCCAGTTAACTGACTACCATTACCAATAAAGTAGTTGCCGGTAACATTGCCGCTTGCGCTGACCACACCACCAGTTAAAATATTGCCGCCGGTTATGTTTCCATTGGCACTGATCAAACCAGTTGTATACTGGCCAGTTGAGGCAAACACAACTACGTTGCCAGTTCCACCTACTCCAACTGTGACGTTACCTCCCGAACTTACAACTGTTACATTTGATGTACCGTTGTTGATGTTGGCAACTGAAGTGATAACACCAGTTAAGAAATAACCGTTACCCAAAATATAGTTGCCGGATACGTTGGCCGAAGTAGTAATATTTGAAGTGCTGTTGATTGCACTGAGCACATTGCCGCTAAGACTCAATCCAGCAGCATTGACATTGCCACCTGTAATATTGCCAGACACTGACACAAACTGCTTGCTGGCAATGGTTTGAACTGTACCGCCGGCATCTTTGTAAAATAAATTGCCGTCTTGGTAGTTGATTGCCAACTCACCTAATGCTAGATTACCACTGGCAGGAACAGAGTTTGCTGTACCTGAGCGTTTGATTAAAATTGTATTCGACATTTTATTTTCCTATTTTGCCTTAAAACTCACCACCGGTGACCACTTGAAAATCATTAACAATTTTGATCCAATCGGTCCATGTTCCTGCCCAATTGCTGCGATTCCACTGTATTTTTTGATCTCCTGGCTGTGTTGTACCTGGGTAAAATACCTGTGTAATAGCAGTGTTTGTGCTGTTTATCACTTCCAATAATCCTACAAAAACCTGGCTGTCCAACGGAGTGCCACTGGTTCCTGACCAACTTATTCTATTTACCGTATACACACCCATTTCAGTCAGCGTGTTCCAGTTATTTGTGTCGCTGCCACGATCAGCCAGCACACCCGTAAGTGCTTGTCCGCTGCCCACAAAGTTGTTGGCCACAACATTGCCTGCCACGCTGAGTTGTGTGGGACTAAAAACTGCCACATTTGCAATGTTATTAACACTGACTGTGACGTTGGCATTGGTACCAGCAATTGTTACATTGCTATTGCCGTTATTAATTGAACTGCCACCAGACGTTACAATGCCAGTAAGTTGGCTGCCATTACCAACAAAATACTGTCCAGAAATATTGCCTACAGCACTAATTGCACCTGTGGCATTGACATTGGATGTTTGTACGCCTGTGGGAGTGAACACCGCTACGTTTGCAACACCATGAACGCCTACAGAAACATTTCCGCCTGCGCCCTGAACAGCCACATTGCTGTTGCCTGACACAATCTGCGACCCAGCAGTGACATTTGACAGTTGACTACCATCGCCAACAAAGTACCCACTAGTTGTTATATTGCCTAATGCGCTGATCTCAGACAGTGTGCTGATATTGCCTGACGCAACAACTTCTCCACCTGTTACAACATTGGTACCTGTAACATTTCCACGCACATTCAATGCCGAATTTACATTGCCTGTTACACTGACATTGCTTACTGCCAGATTTCCCACTGCCAAGTTAGCATATACAATTTCGTTGGTTACATTTAGGGTATTGGCTGTGAGCGTGGTAAAAGTGCCAGCAGCAGGTTGAGCATTTCCGATAACAATGCCGTTTATAGCACCCTGTGGATTTAAACGCCAGGCTTGTCCAGTCCAAATCCAAGTTTTGCCGCCAAAGCTGTACAGTTGATTTACCGTGGGGTTGGTGGGAAAATTCAGTGTAGTTGCCATATCTTAATATTTAGTGCAGTGGGTCTTTTGAGATTTAGGCCTCAAAAGATCATAAGCCAAATGTCCCTTTTAGTCCGTAGTAGTTTTGCTGTATTTGTTCTTGTGTGAGTATGGTAGTATACAAAAACATATTGGCTATGTAACCAAAGGGCTGGCTTGGGGGAATATTGCCTGTGTAGTTGTGACTGTTACCTGCGGCAGATTGTGTAGTAGTTCCTACCTGTTGGCCATTGATATAAAATGTTTGTCCACTACTGCTACCAGATACTGCCCACTGTGCCCACACATTGGCCAAACCAGCAACATTATAACCTGCTGAGTTGAAACTAGTACCGTTGTTATCCCACATACCTAAAGTATTGGTACCAATATTGATCAACAAAGGATGATCGTTAGGGCTAGTTCTAAACAATGTGCGATAGCCTGCACTGCTGGCAATCATTCTAGCCCAGGCAATGTAGGTAAACCCCGTAGTAGGCAACACCGGTCCTATACTGGCGGCTGATATAGCATTGGTCGATGTGCAGTCAAAACACTCAATGCCACTTAGGGTAACAAACTGTGTAGCACTTACTAAATTCTGTGTGCGGCCATTACCTGACAAATCTGTTATGGCTGTGCCAGTGCCTGAATAACTGGAACTGTTGTTAGCATCAATCCATATGGCCAAGTTTTGTGTGATGATACTAGCATCAACAACTCTTACACCATTAAGGGTTACACCTTGAATAATCATTAGACCAACCGTTCGATAGAGATCATATTGTTATTGTAACTAACACCAATGATACAAGTTATTCTCCAAGCAAGACCAGCGGATGTATCCATAATATTCCAAGTGTCAACCTGACCGGCGGCATTAAAACTGTTTGATGCTCGTAAGTATGTTGGTGTAGTAGTAACACTAAGCGGACCTCCACCATCAATATAAGAACCGCCAACACCACCAGCATAATATACTTCACTACCACTTATACTGTAAGTGCCTGACACTGTTGACACCTGTAAACTACGATTACCTGATGTTGGTATCCGTGCTCGTAGATTACCTAATGTAACATCGACACCTGCGTCAACAAATCCACTGGCTTTGTAAGATAATTCGCCACCGACACCATCTGGTGCTTTGGACAAGTCAATATAGACGCCACGGGCATTTCCGCCGCCTTCAAAAATTCTAACTCTGTTTACATAGCTATCAAAACTGACAGTGCTACCAGATATAGTGGCGTTTGGTGCCAAGGCCAATTGTAACTCGCCGCCTTCATTGCCAGTTGAATTGGTTGATTTTAATGTTCCGCCCTGCAAATAACCTGTTGATGGTGCTGTAACATTACCATCGTTACTGACAACCGTTGAATAACTACCGGCAACTAGTGTGACATTGGCACTTGTACCTGTGACATTGCCAGTGATAGAAATGTTACCAATAAAATTTTGTGCTGTGACATTGCCTGCGGCACTGATCAATCCGCCTGTCAAAATGTTACCGCCAGTGACATTGGCTGTGGCAGATACCAGGCCACCTGTTAACACATTGCCACCTGTGATGTTACCAGTTGACACTGTGCCTGTGGTAGAAATGTTATTACTGCCCAAGGCTCCTAACAAGGTTGTGACATTTGAGTTGCCATATGTGGCTGGTAATCCAGTCAGTTGGCTACCATTACCAAGAATATAATTACCGGTGATGTTACCTACTGCCGAGAAATTACCGTTTGAATTTAGTGTGGCCTTGGTTACGCCGGGTTGGTAAAATCGCAGATTTCCGCCGTCATTGTCAATTTCAAATGTTTGTAGTGTGTTGCCTGTGCCAAACATCATTCTAGGAGTGCCGCCCGCATAACCTAAATATAAGCCTGCGGTTGCAGCCTGTGACTCATCAAAAGTTCCAGCAAATCTTGCGTAACCATTGCCCAACACATTAGCCGTGGCAATGATGTTGCCACTGGTGATATTGCCAGTTGTTGTGATATTGCCAGACACATTGGAGAGATTTAATGTGCCACCTAATGTCAAATTGCCTGTGGTTGACACATTGCCTGTGAGTGATAGGCCAGATACTACGCCATTGCCTTGAATGTTGGTTACTGTTCCGCTACCGCCGCCACCAAAACTCACTGGTGTGCCATTGGCATAATAATAGTTGTCAGTTAGTATGCCACCAGTTTCAATGTTGCCATTGGTAACTGTGAGGCCCAATACAGCATTGGCTGGGAATGTGCCAAATTGAGTTCCATCGTTAGTCCAAAATTCAATAGTGTTGTCTACTGGAGTTCCAGCATTGTGTGTGGTATGTATGAACGATGGGTAGTCTGCCGTACCAGCATAGCCCATGATGATCTGTGGACTGGCATAACTGTTGTTTGAATCACCGTTGCGAGTGGTCAGGGTCAGCACATTGGCGTTACCTGTAGCAATCAAATTATTGGCCGACACATTACCTGTGGTGGATATGGCGTTGCTACCAAATGCCCCCATCAATGATACAACATTTGAATCACCGTAACTGCCACTTAATGTTACTGGATTGCCGTTGGCATAGTTCACTGCAAACGAATTGCCAGGCAAGGTCAAGTTACCAGTGCTATCAAAGTTCCAGTTGTATTCGGTGGCAGCAATATTACCTGTGCGAACAACCACATTACCTTCGCCGCCGGCAACTTGATTAAAACTTATAGCAGCAATATTGCCTAACCCGTTGCCATAACTGCTGTCCCAACCAACAATAACACAACCGCCGGTGCCGTTTGCAAGAAGTTCAAGTGTGCCGTTGTCTTCTAGTATTGTGCCAGTGAAGCCAAGACCATACTGCGAAGTAATGCTCAAGTTTCCAGCCGTGACAACATTAAATGCATTAGAAACAAATGTGTTGGCCATAATGTTGCCAGGTGCAGTTAGGTTACCGGTGTCATCAAAGGTCCAGGTTGTTGCAGGATCTGCAGAATCTGGATACAAAGATAACTGGATGGTATGATCAATTTGTGGGCGATTCAGCAGTATCTGCGCGGCAGTATTTCCACTGCTGTAAAGTTCTGTCATTACTGCGGCAACACCAGAGCCTGCTACAAAACCTGCGTTACCAGAATAATATCCTGAATCAATGCTCAATCCTGAGTCTGGGAATGTTATAGTAGAATCTGCACCAAATACATATTGAAAAGAATTTCCATTATTATCATTGGCATTGACCACAACATTACCTGTGTTGGCCAACTTGACATATAGGTTATCACTACCTAAGAACAATTCAGTTTGATATAAGTTACCGCTTGTTAAATGTATATGATCGCCGTCAGCCGCTGTTGGATATATCAATAATCTTTGATCAGTAACAGTACCTGATCCTGCTGGTTGTAATGTGATTGTATTGCCAGGAGCACCACTGGGTGTGTATGGATTACCATACACAATACCGCCACCTGGCAATGTTAAGTTACCGCTGTTGTCAAAAGTCCAGGTGTTACCTGCCGAAGTAACGTTGACATTACCTGCTGTAGCACCTCCCCCACTGCTGATGTTGACGTTACCACCAGGGCCGTTAAGACCTGTTCCGGCTGATATGTTAGCGTCGCCACCAATGATATCGCCAGTGCCTGCCAGAATACGAACATAGCCGCCAGGTGCTGCGTTGCCGCCCTGGCCACCAGTGATTTCAATAAAACCGGGATAACCGCCGGGTGAATTTTGATTATCACCGTCACCGGCTTCGATACGAATGTAGCCACCTTCGCCACCGGCCATGCCTTGACCGCCGCGGATCTTGATGTCACCGCCAGATCCGCCTCCAATCAAATTGGCAACATCGCCCGAGCCACCGCGACCGGCCCACAAATATATGTCGCCGCCTTCACCCGAAGTTCCGTCTGCACCTTTGCCAGGATTGATCACTAGACGTACGCTATCGCCCCCTATGCCATTGGGTGTGGTTATGATGGCTTCGTTTTCGCCATCGCCCATGACCAAGGTATAGCCATAGATGTTGCCACTGGTGGTGTCACCACGGGCTGTGTATATTTGTGGGAACTGAACACTAGCATCCGAATTGAGTAGCCAGCTGTTAGCACCGGCACTGAGTTGAACAGTACCGTTACCTGCATTTACAATAACTCCACCAATATAGTTGTTGACACTGACTGGAACATTGGCTGCATCAGCTGGCAAAATTATATCTGCTGGACCTTCAATGCCAGGATTGATACGAATACCCTCTGTGCCGGAGTTGGTGCCGTTGTATTCACCAATTGTCCAACCACCGTCAAGATAAGCGGCCAAATTACCCATACCATATCGTTGTTGTTGAATATTGGTATCACTTACTGGAAAATACAATGTACCATCTTTGTCAAAAGTCCATTGGTATGTATTGCCAACATTGTTACCAGTGATTATGGATATATTTCCAGTTTGATTGGTATTAAAATCAATATAGGCTAAATTGCCAGGAGCAAAAATATTTTCAGCCCAGCCCATAGATGCTGCTGCATTAACACCTTGAGCAAACACCAAGAATGAATTTCCGTTGTTGATAATAGCAGACCCAGGAGTAAATCCTATATCGCCAATGACTAGATTTCCATTTGTTTGGAATGTGTTGGCAGTAACACTGCCTGTTGTACTGATGTTGTTGGCACCAAAATCAGCCAAGAAGTCTGCCACATTGGCATTGCCGTAAGATCCACCACCAATGTTTACCTGAGTGCCATTGGCATAGTTAACACTAAATGTGTTGCCTGGCAAGGTCAAATTACCAGATGAATCAAAAGTCCATGATTTTGTATTGCCTGGGCTGGCAGCCGCAACCAATGTAATATTGCCGTAATAGTTTAGCACTGTTACAGGAGTAATAGCATTTCCATTTGTGGGTATGGATAGCAATGCTGTGGGACCGTGAGTTAGGTCACTGTTGTCAATGCTGCCACCATTGATGTTGTAGATAACATTGTTGGTAAACGCCCAATTGCCAGTATCAGCATTTGCACTGGTTGAACTAAAACTCTGATAGGCCTCCATCTCGGCCCATTGGTTAGAAGTGTTGTCGTTGAAGTAAAGATACTGAACCCCAGTATCAGATTCAATCCAAATATCGCCAATACTGGCGTCATCAGGTGCACCTTGGCTGAAATACACATTTCCGCCGCTGCCACCATTGGCATTGATGCCGGTTAAGTAAGCACCATTGCCATAATAGTAAACAGCATGAACTTCGTCAAATCGTCTATTTGCTTGGCCTAAGTCATATACAGCATCAATGCTAGGAACGGTGGTACTGGCCACTGTGACAGTGCCTATACCATTGCCCGCCAATACAAGATCAAGATTGGTTTCGTTGGTGCTTATACGGTTGTTGGAGATAACAACTTGCGAATTTACCGGACCGGCAGCCCAGACATTGGCAAAATTGTTGTTTACTGCGTTAAACGCATCGCGCAGAGATTCGCCTGTGCCGTCATTGGCAACTTCGCCTACATTGATTATTTGTTGTGGTTCACTCATGCTGAATCTGGGTCCTATGTTATATTTACCAGAACCCGGACCTTGCTGAGTTTGGGTCAAACTCCAAATAAATTTTGAAATTCTGTGATGTTTACACGCGAGTATCGGGGGTGTCGATTGAATTCTGGCACATCTGCTGTGACTGCTCCATGCACTCTAATGAAGTTTGTGTGAGGGTAATCTTGCATTACTTTGATCAATTGCCGCTCCCAATTACCTGTATAAGTTGCATTTGCTCCACTACGTTTGTAGAATTCTGAGTCAGCATACACATTGTTGAATTTGTCGTTTATGCCAGCCATGTCAAATCCCAAAAGATAGATTGTTAGATGTTGATCTCCAGCTGCTATAGCAGCAGCCAATGGTCCAGAACTGTAGCCCCAATATTGTTCGGGCACATGATGTGCGCCTAGATCCTTAAGAGGTCTTCTAGTGTAAAATTTATGTTTGAGCGCATAGCCTGAGTGCTGTATTTGTTCGCTTATTGGACGATCTGTGGCTATCAAAACATCTGGTGAAAAATCTCTATAAAGAGCATTACAACCATAGATTGTGCCGTGAGACCGTAGATGTTCCAGATTGACACCTTTGCGACTGATCCCGTTACCCAATACAAATGCTGTGGTCATAAAAAATCCTCCTTGTAGTTAGCAAGGAGGATGGCGAGAACAAATCTATTACGATGTAATATTAGTAATTTGAGCCAGTTGCAGAGAACCATTTTGAGCATTTGTGCTGTTGATGAGTTCTGCGCCAGACCATGTAACTGTGCCTTCGTCTGTGAAGAAGTTGGTAACATAGAAGTTTTCGCCGCTTTGAACGTTTGGTCCAAAGTTACTGTTGCTATAGTTCTGGTAAGTCATACCATTCCAGTCACGCACCCACTTGTTGGTGATATATGAAGCATACACAGCAGAACTGTCGCCCACTGAATAACTGATGCTCATTTGGCCGGCTGCTGGTGTACCTGTATTGGCCAAAACACATTGACCAACTAACACGCCTGTGCCGTTTTGTGGATCTGCGCAAAGTGCTGTGCAAGTAAAGATTGTACCGGCTGTTGCGCCAGCAGGAGCACCCATTTGTTGCCAGTTTGTAGTGTCTAAACTGATAATCATGTAACTTGCACCAACTACCATTTCTTCGTCGTTAACTGTGGTGTCGCTAGATACTAAGAATTTGTGAGCACCTTTCTGGCGAATAATGCGACCAGTTGTAGCACCTTGACCTGAGCCACTTGGTAATGCAATATTCACCTGAGGTGAAATTTCAGGATATGTTGCTGTAGGTGAGCTGAGCACAGGTGCTCCGCCAACTACACCAAGGAATTGATCCGCGTTCAATGTTTGAACTGGTGCATTATACACTGGATCAGTCAATGATCCAAAGTTTGGAAAACCTTCATCTACTGGCACTGATGCAGCAGGTTGATTTACTGTTCCGTTGGCATTGATTGTGATACCGTTGGAACCTGTTTTTTGAATTTTTAGAGCTCTTCCCATTTGATTTCTCCTTATAGAAGCCCAATGCGGGTTCTAGCCGCTACGCAGTGGTGAGCTGCATAAAACGCCTTATTGCGTTGACAAGTATTTAGCGAAAATGTAAAATGAAAGAGTATGTATGTTAAATATCACCATGGACACCAACACTCTCATCGCTCAAGGCAACGACCTTAGAGCCAAACATCGCCCACTGGAAGCCCTTAAATGCTATGCTCAAGCATTTGTTGACGATCCAGAATCCGCAGCGGCCTGGAACAATTATGGCAATGTGTTGAGAGAGTGCGGGCAACCTGCTAGAGCACTGCCATTTTTACAACACGCTATCATACTAGAACCCAGTTCGGCCACAGCACAATTTAATCTCGCTGTGGCGCTACTACAGTTGGGCAACTATCAAGCAGGATGGCGTCAATACGAAACTCGTTGGAACTACGAACACCTGGCAGGACAACTGCCCAAACACCCACAACCGCGCTGGACCGGACAAGATCTCAAAGACAAAACCATCTTGGTAGAGGGTGAGCAAGGGCACGGAGACAATATTCAGTTTGTGCGGTTTCTCTACAATCTGCATGTGATGGGTGCAAAGATAAAACTCAAAGTAACAGACTCGCTTATTCCACTGTTTGCTGGCAGTCCAATTATAGAAAAAATTGGTAGATACGTGGATGATGTGGGAAACTTTGATTACTGGACTCCTATCATGAGTATCCCGGGAGTTTTAGGTGTCACACTAGAAAATTTGGCCAGACCAGTAAACTATCTCAATGCAGACATGGGCAAGCAACAAGAATGGTTGCAACGTCTGGGTCCAAAAACACGCATGCGAGTGGGGTTTTGCTGGAGTGGTAGAAAAGACAACTGGTTAAACGAACACAAAGGTATGCCATTTCCTGTCATGCTAGACATGATAAAGAGCAATCCCCAATACGAGTGGGTGAACTTGCAGATTGATGCCAGCGAGGCGGAAGAAGCGGAATTGGCTGCTGCTGGTGTAAGTAGATTTCCTGGCACCATACAAAGTTTTGCTGACACTGCGGCCTTGATCATGGCCATGGATGTGGTAATTGGTGTGGACACTGCTGTGAGTCATTTGAGCGGGGCGCTGGGTCGACCTACTTGGATCATGCTCAACTGGTTTGGTACAGATTGGCGTTACTTGTTGAATCGTGATGATTCGCCTTGGTATTCAACTGCGCGACTGTTTAGACAACCAGCACAGGATGATTGGGCAAGTGTAACTAAAAAAGTTGCCCAATATCTCTCGTGGTTCAAAGTTTAACTGTTATAATAATCACATGCGCTAGTAGCTAAAAGGTTAGAGCAGGAGCCTCTAAAACTCCCATGTGTGGGTTCGAGTCCCACCTAGCGCACCATAAATACTTTTTTAAAGGAAACAAAAATGTCAATGTAGATCGAATATGCTTGTAGAGATGTAGTCTTCCATTTCAACAAAAAGCACTTAGAGGACGAGACCATACCAATGTGGGTCTTAAAAACACATGGTGAAACTTTCTACGTCGATCATGTTGACGCCAACATGCCTTGGAGCACCAAGGAAACTCCCGACAATTCCCATACCAAAGGTAGTTTAAAATTCAAAGAAGCTTTGCTTGTTATCGATGATAACAACTGTGCAACTCTCTCTGAGCTCACAATCTACGACAAGTTTAGACTGCGCAATCAAAAGCTGGGCATTACTAGAATTATTTTCAAGTGGGGTAGCCCTATGCATCAAGCACTTGGCCGGAACGAGTTCAAGCACAGCGCATTCAAGAATGTAGAAGGTGCTTGTACATCAACTTTTGTGATTTGTGATTTGCTCAAGAAGGAAGAAGCAACATTTGCGGCATTAAAGTATCCTGGATCATTCCGTATACTGGCTGCTAATGAAACTTACTACAAGGCTTATGACAATGTAAAAGGTGCTCACATTGATGTGAACTACGACGAAGATGATACACCGTACGAATACAGTTAAAGTTTAAACTGCTGAATACAAAACTTTTTAAACTCAGTGCTTGTTAATCGTGCTCGATTGGCAATCACTCTGTCTTGACAGCGGTTCCAGTCTGCTAGTGCATCTCCATGGGTAACGTACTCTGTAATAAATTTACAGGTAAGTTCGTAACGAGTGTGATCGTCTTGAATTGAATCCCAGGTGCGCCAAGGTATGATATCTTCAAACATGTCAAATCCTGCATCTACACAAAATTGCGTGGCACCTGGATGACTGAGCAAGATTGGAATTTGATAACTGGCCAATGGTTTGCAAATTTTTTCAGTTAAGAATCCCAAATTTGGACAACTCTCAGTAACAATGTTTACAGCACATTCGTTGTGACATTTAGGTCCTAGGCTTACATCTGCTTTGTAGTTGTCCAGTTTTTCTGACTCAAATCTCATGGGCAACAGATGTTCAAATTGACGGAATTCTTCACGCTTGTAATCGGGCAATTGATCCAGTTGATTGTGTGGATCGTTGCGTGGGTCCCAGAAAAATGTATAGTCAATTTTGTCAAGCAGATTGTGTTTGGCCAATTCTACAAACAGCCATATTCTATGCCAAATTGCTCGATGATTCAAACTCATGAATCCTTTGGTTTTTTTCTCAAAAGTTGGAAATTGTAATGCCCGGCCTTCCAAATAAGTTCCATGTGATAAGGCATGAAAAAACGCCGGATAAAAAATATAATCAGGATCAGGGGTATAATATTTTACATATTGGTTGGCTAGAATTTTTACCGTACCATGTGTTTTCATCTCATCTATCAATGAGATGATGTGTGGCGAATCCAACACTTCTGGGTTGTGAGTTAGGTCATAGTATATGGTTTGGCCATTGTAGTCCGGGCAAAACTGTTTCCAGTTCATGAGTTTTTCTTTAGCGGCTGCAACATGTTCAGTTATGACCAATGAGTCAGCAGGAATCAGCGGCCAGAGATAATGCCTAGAATTGCGAGCGTCAGTTTTTTCAGTTAAAAATACAGGCAACATGGAAAATACTTAGCCAACAAAAAACCTGCCGAAGCAGGTTCTTTGCCTTCCCATCCCTGGGCAGGTTCTCTGATTAGGAGAATGACAAGTTAGATACAGCGATCTCACCCACATAGTCGCCGGCGTTACCGAACGAACTTGCAGTGTTGGTCAACTCAATGTAACCATAACGTGTCATGAATGACACCACTGGTTCAAAGGTTGTTGGATCCAACACAACACCACTGCTCATCAAAGGAATGTATGGGCAGTAGAATGCAGGAGCGTCAGCTTCTGAAGAGCCTTTGTAGCCAACCAAAACTGGTGTGGTGTCAGCAGCATAACTGTCAACAAACACACGCATAGAACCGTTCAATGTACCAACAAACTTGGTGTTTGTAGGTGTTTCGAAGGTACCTTCTGTGGTACGAGCAAAGGCTGAAGTTGTTGCACTTTGCAACACTGTCAGAGCAGCTGAAGAAACAACAGCGTAGTTACCAGCGCCACGACGTGTACGTTGGGCGATCAAGTTAGCAACACGGTTGATCAACACTGCCAAAGCGGCGTGTTCGTCACCAACGAATGTAGCAGTACCTGAAACGGTAGCTTGGTTGTATGTGAACTCAGTAGAAGCCAATGAGCGTAAGCTCAAAAGAATCTCTTGGTCAATTTCAGCGGTAATCTCTTGAGCCAGAGCAGCCATGATTTCTGCTTCAACGTCAATACCATGCATGGCTTGTGCGTCTTGTGCAGATTCAAATGTCCAGCGAGCTTGCAACTTGCGGGTTTTGGCTTCAACTGCTTGTTTCAAGATTTGAACGCTAATTTGCTTACCGCCAGTGCCTTCCATGGTAGCTGTGTTGCCACCAGTGTAAGCATTAGTTGATGTAGTGTTCTGAGGAACAGTAGAGTAAGCAGTTGCGATTGTAAAGGGTGACAGAGCTTCTTGACCGGCTGTAACAGAAGTTGCAGCAGCAGAAGTATCAGTCAAACTTTGTGCATAACGCACACGCAGAGTGTGGATCTGACCAACAGGGCCGGTCATTGGCTG